AGCGTACAGGTAATTTTAACAAGGGAAATAACAGAGGTGTTGCAAAACCTAAGTACAAAAAGCCAGTAACTAGTGGTGGTAATTATTATGGCAAACCTACATCCACAAAGTCTTACAGCTATGATAAGTATGATAACTATGGTAGAGCAATTGGTAATGGTGCCGGCGTTGAGGAATATGGTAAATGCCAAAGTATCGCTATCAGTCTTATGAATAGCGGAAACAAAACACATATTAAACATAACCCAACAGTAGCTTATATTAAGTCTGTTCTTAAAAATAATATCCAAGATCCTACAGCTGGTTTCTTGCATATTACAGAACGCGGGCTAGATGGTATCAGCTTCAATTCTATGAAAGAAGAATTTGATATTCTTCATCCAAATGAATTGAAAACTAATGTACAGCCATTCATTGATGCTATCTTCAATAGCTTTGTAAACAATGGGTTATTTGATAGACACAACAATGACGTGTCTATTATCAAATTATTAGTTCGTGAAAAGAACTGTATTGAAAAAGTATTCGGATATGACAAAATGGCATTGCTTGCATCTAAATATGCTGTTGAATATACATCCGAAACTTTGATCACAATCGATATGATTAAAGCTCGTATGCTTAATAGTTTAGCAGAAACAGTATTTGCTATTGAAGCAGAATTAGCAAAAGGCCCTATCGATATTAAACATGATGAAACCCGTGTTAATTTTATTAAGGTACCTATCAGATCCTTCTTGATGGAGTATGCTAGCTGCTGTCAAGAAACATTAAATTTAGTTAAACCAAAACGTGTACGATAATACTTTATTTAAACAACTAAGAGAATGGGATTATTTCCCATTCTCTACTTTTTATAGCAAGATGTAAAGGAGAAGAATAATGAAAACATTTGCAAGACTAATTATGGGAATAGCATTTATGATAATGGCATGCGGCACTAACGCAAGTGCATTTAGCGCCACCGCAAATGATAGCTACGGGAACTATCGTTTGAACTTTGTAGCAGAAAGTTTTGGTTTGTTCAAGACTAGCAAGCCTAATGTTTATAAAGGCAGAGTTACTTTAGAAGCAAAAGATTTAATCAATGTTGGTGATAAAGAAAATGTCATCGAAGCTTGGTTCATGTGGGATAAGAATACAGGTAAATTCTATCTTACTACAGGAAAGATTAATGGTGTTAAACAACCTCATCCAAAATGGGGTCCTGTAGATATTAGTGATCCTGAAACTTTTGCTATTGATAAAACAGCCACAGAATATATCTTCTATCGTATGTGGTTAAATAACAAAGATACAGAAACTGGTGAGAAATTAGATACTCTAAGTTTCATGGATCTAGTTCATGTGTTAAAAGATAATAAATTACCAGATAAAATCTAACTCAGAAAGGAGTATTAACTTATGAATAAGAAATACATTATTGTTTTGATTCTCTGTGCTTTCATTGGTGCAGGAACAGGTTATTTGCAAAGTAAGTATGATATCTTCAATACTTATGCAACTAGTTATACAGACTATTCTAGTTCTAAAGACATGGAAGAACAAATGTTCCACCCTCCAGTTAAAGAACCAGAAGGGAATCAAAAGGTAACAAAAAATGTAGACAAATCTGGAAAGATGAAAGTTTCTGCTTATCCTGAAACTTATGTATATCCAGATACATTAGAATACAAAACTACTAATGAAAAAGTAGTTGGTTCTATTAAAATTAATACCATGGATTATGATAGCGTAATGGATTTTGAAATCTATTTAAAAACTGGTATCGTAAAAACTAGCGAACAGGGAACTGCTAATTGGAACGAAACAAATCCTATCAGACCAATGGGTACAGAATCCAGATATTATGTTGCTAAGTATGTGGTAGATGTGATGAGAAACAACAATAGTCATATCTTAGATGGTACATATAATCTCATGGTGAAACGTTACTAATTAAAAAGGGGAACACTCATGAACTTTAAATCTATCTTATTACAAATTTTATTTATATTCGGACTAGTGCTGAATGTTGGAGCATATGATAATATCTATCAAATATATGATGATGGAACTTATGCACAAGTAGCGACTTATGATGAAACATCTTTTACTTATCACCATTTAGGGAATAGAGATATAGTAGAAGGTGGGGTTGCAGTAAATGAGAATGGTGTAAATAAGATAGTATATTTCCAATACCATCCATCTTATAATAATCTATGGATTAAAATTGGTATGGATGGTGAATGGAAATATGTAGAAGGAAATGATGGTACTCTAGAATATATTTATGCTAGTAATATAGCAATAGAGTTAGTTGATAGGTATGAGATCAAAGAACAAGATATTTATAAATTCGTACCTGATTATAAAGGAGAAAGTTTAATAAAATGAAATTGAAGGCCTTATTAGCAGCAACAGTATTTTCTATTGGATCTTTAATAGCAGTACCTCATGCAGATGCTATGGTATTGATTAATTACAATACAAACAATAATAGTCAGATTATCTTTGATGATCAATCTATTGCCTATGAAACTAAAGGTGATCTTACAAGAGGTGCTGTATGGACGTATGAAAATGGTACAGCTAAAATAGTAAATTTCCATTACTTCAAAAATTCTAATACTCTTAGAGTTAGAGTAGAAAATGGTGAATGGAAATATGTAAATCGCTACACAGATGATAGTAGCTTAGAATTCAAATATGGGTCTTTGATTGCACTTAAACTTGCAGAAAAAAGAATCATTCCAGTTGGTATTCAATTGGATAAATTTTATAATTATAAAAATAAATAGGTAGTGCTATGGAAAGTAAATACTTTAGCTGGGTAGCAGTAGCTATATCTGTAGCAATAGTCCTTTTATATGAATTGATAAAGAATGGAGTATTAAAATGAATAATATGACTACAATGATTATTATTGCTGTGATTGCAGTGGTAATTCATCAATTACTAAAATAAAAGAAGAGGATTAATTTCCTCTTCTTTTTTCGTTTTGTCAAGGAGATTTGATTATGTTTAAACTAAATTATTATGACGAAGATAGCAAGTCTATCTTAAATTCAGAAATTAATACTGATAAAGATTTTGTAAAAATTGTTTCCAAAGTATTTCCTGGTATCCTACCACATAAAGAAGATTCTGAAAGTACAAGAATTGGTAAGTTGATAATCTTACTAGCGAATTTTATCTCAGTTCCTTATTATGGAAAAGAACGTGGCTTTGATGAGTCTAAATGTAATGGTTATATTTATTCTGATATGAAATTACAGATTTACACAGACGAGCTATTACCAATAGAAATGTATGATTTCAAATATATCCTCTGTCAATTATATAAAGTAAATGATGAGGATACAATCTCAAATATTTATAGAATGTATGAAGCAGAAGTTATAGATGATTTAGATAATGGAATGGAAGGTAAGTTACTAGAACAAGCATTTCAATATGCTCTATTATTAGATTTAGAACCTGATAAAGATAAGGAGGAAGATTAATGTTTGGAGCAACATTTTACCCTAATGAGTGGGTTGATACCTTAGATGAGTTTAAAGCGAAATTTGAGAAAATGCTTGATGAGAATAAAGCGGCTAAGGTTGAATGGGAAGCATTAGATCCTTATCAGAAGCTTAAATGTTTGGTATTTTCAGATATCTATTCTATAGGAAATACGGATAGAGGTTTTCTCTATAAAGATTTTAGATTTAGAATAGAAGCTTTGGATATTAAGCATTTATATAATCTAGCAGCTTATGTTGGTATAGATGTAGATGGAGAATATATTACAATAGAGGATGAGGTAAGTTCTAATGTAGCAGTTCTTCATATGATTATGGTTAGATGGCATGAATGGAAACGTGCTGTAGCTAAATACAGATATATGAGTACCAAAGTATGTGAATATGCTAGAAGTGAATATCCATTTGTTGATGAATTAGATTATGACCCATTTTATTATGAATACTAAATAAATACAGAGTAAGGCTTAATTGCCTTACTCTTATTTTTTTTTGTAAAATTTTGAAGAAATAATTATATACTATAATAGTGAAATTAAGTTAGTAATGAATAATATATAATTAGTATTAGGAGGATAAAAATATGTTAGTGTTCAAAGAAAGCACATATATCGAAAATCGTAAATATTATGAAGGAGTAGATGATTATTTGGTTAGAGAATATCATGATATATTTAACAAAATAGACGAGGTAGAAAACTATCCTGCTCCGAGTGAAATTGTAAGCTATTTATACCGAGAATTGGAAGGTATAGAAGTTTATAATAAAGCAGCATATTTAATAACGTTTTTTAATAAAGCAATAAAAAATGATATTAAGACCATCAAAGTATGGACGTCGTATCTTGATATTCATATGGATGATGAAAGATATGTTGAAGATGCTGAGATGCTTATAGAGTATCGCTCTAGCATTGAATCTATCCCTTTGGCTATAAGAGGAGAGAGATATGACGTCATTGTGTTCATAGATAATGTCTTAAAGGCTCTTGAATTGAAAAATGACGAAGCAATCGAGGTATTAAATAATATTAACTATAATAATCTCGAACTCCCTGATGAGGAGTTTGAAGATTATGAGCCAAGTCAGGAAGAATTAGTAGATCGGGCGTATTATGAACAGCGCCCTCGCAGATATAGTATTTAATGATAAATAAGGAGGAATAAATTATGTTATTCTTAAATTGCGGTCAATTGATCGACGTATATGGTTTCAGTGGGAGAATGAGTTACTCCCCAAAAGCGAAATTCAGTTCTAATATGAGCGAATTCGATTTTTATGAAATTAACTCATATCTTTTGAAATTGTACCAAAATACTGGTATTAAAACTGCTGATTTAGTAGCGTTTTTTAAAAACGCGTTAATAAACAGTATTACAGTAGAAAAAGTTTACATCCATTTTATGGATGGCAAATATATCGAGGATTCTAATTGTGAATATGAAGCAACGTATTCATATATAGAAAACTTCCCATTTGTGTTGCGTGGAAACTTCCGTGATATTAGAAAGTTCGTACACTCTGTATTGCTATATTGCAATACATATGATTGGGATTATGACAGCGAAATCTATCCTGTCAAGGATAGAAGCCCTATTAACCAACTTGTTGTTGAAGAATATAATAATAATTTGGGCAAATTGTTAGACGAGATCATGAAAGGTTTAAAACCTTTCATAGATAATAATTTTGCAATTAAAACTAAAGAAGAAGTATTAAAGTCCATGCCTTGGGCATTGGACCCATTTAGAAATATGGAGCTCTCTAAAATTATAGAGAAACCATATTAAAAATAAAGAGAGCTTAGTTCTCTCTTTATTTTTTTACTTATATACTATATCAATGATATATTAATAAGAGGTGATATAATGAAAAAGAAAACATTAGTATCTGAACCTTTAAAAGATTTCTCATCATTTAATAGAAAAGTAGGTAAGGGTAATGAGAAATTTTTAAAAATGTTAATAGAGGAGGTTAGGAGAAAAGATGCTAGAAGCGATTATCATAACTACGGGAAAAAGAGATACAAAAGAGATTTTGAGATTGAATGATCAAGAGTTATATGAGAATATAAAGTTATTTAATCTAAAGAAACTTACTGGATTGGATAGAATCATTAATATGGTGCCTATAATAGATTTGTTTGGTAAGATGCTAACTAATACAATTCTTATTACAAACTATAAGACCCTATACTTCAAAGATGATACTGGGTTTGAAAAGGATACGGACGCATATAAAGTAGAAAATATAAACCATTATACTTCATATAAGGAGAATTGTGGAGATATAGCTCTAAGAGGAGATATAGATTCTTTAAAGAATTTTATTAGAGCAGTGATTACATTCAACTTCTGTGCTTATAGAAAAGATATGGTAGGAGTATTCAATTATACCTACCTAGGAAATGGAGAAGGATTAGAAGAAGATCTTGAAGGAATAAAAGAATCTAGAGATCGTAAATTTGATTCTTATGTATTTCCTGAATTAGAAAAAGAGTTACAGTATGCATCAGATAGTTTTAATAAGATAACTAGAGAGAAACAATTCATATCTAGAAAATGTATGCTCACAATTGCTTAATGAAATTAGACACAATCAACCCCATAGACCGTAGTGGTCTATGGGGAGTTGTCATCGGATTTTCAAGCAATTGAAAATAATTTTTTAAGATCTTTTCTCTAAGATCTATTAAGGTTTATTTTTTTTCTGATCTAACTAATTAGATTAGTTTTTAGGATCAGTTACTGCATAGTTAGGGGATGGGTATGCATAGTTTTGATCTGCAATACCATCTTGAGGTACGCCAGGAGCTTTGCCATCTGGGTACATAGCAGAACGTGGAGTACCTGGTAATTCAGCAGTATGGTCTACATATACACCGTTGCCTTTAGCATCATGAGTATAAGTAATTTTGTTAGCAGTGTAGTCGTTCATAGCACGATCTTTGCTTACAGGAGTTTTGTTTTCGATATCTTCGATAAGACCTGTAGGGTTAACGATTTGGATACGACCTTGAACTGGTTGGTATTGAACGAATAAGAAACGTTCGAACGCAGTTACTGCTGGCAATTGATAGTTTGCAGTGTCGCGGATTTCGTTACCAACGTACAATTGATAATCGAAGATTTTGTAGATAACACGGTTAGTGTTACGAGGGTTCAAGATAATGATAAGGTTGTTATCATTACGCATTTTGTTGGAGCTAATGAATTGGTATACACGGTTATCACTAGTTTTTACAGTTTTCTTGTAATCCAAGATAACTGGACCAATGCTAGGAGGAGTTGTGTATGTGTATTCTTTAGGAGTGATTTTACGGATCAATTCAGGACGACCAAAGATAGATACTGTCATGTTTTCATCATTCAATACTTGAAGCATTGTAGTGATTTGAGTATCAAGGTAATCCATGAATGTTTCGTATCTCCAAGTTACATGGGAACCCAAGAAGTTATCTGGTGGTACGAAGTTGAATGCACCAGTAACTTTGGATGTTGCAGGAAGATTCAAGAAGGATTCATCCAAGTTTTCCAAGATTTTGTCATCTTTGTAGTTAAGAATAGACAATTTAATCATGGACATGATTTTTGTCAATTGGTTAACATTGTACATTGCTTGGATATCTTTTGTTTCTTCTGGAGAAATAGTTACAGTCATATGAGGTGCTTCTGGAATTTCGAAGTAATCAGTACGGCTGGACCATTTAACTTTAGGAGTTTCATACGCTGCGGAAGATACATCCAATGCTGCAGATAATACTACGCCTACAACGTTAGCAGAAGATGCCATGAATGTGAAGCGGTTTTTATGCATAGAACCAGCGAATTGGAAGATTTCTTTACGAGTACCACCAGCGTTATCAGTAGGAACGATCAAGTCAATACGTTTTTGGAAAGTACGATCATATTGGCCGTATGCAGCAACGAATTTAACTGGTTCAACAGTGATAACTTTAGTGCCAACAGCACCAGCAGTTTCAACTACGATTTCTTTTGTAGCAGCGTCATATTTTTCTTCGCCTTTAGCAACGTAAACGTCTTTAACCAACAATTTAGTTACTTTGGAAGAACGGGAAACGTTAGCTACAGTTTTATTAGTAGCACCCAATAGAGCAAGAACGTCAGTTTCTTGATCTTCTGGAAGCATGATTACAACGTCTTTATGAGGAACAGCACGTTCAATAACGTCTTTGATTTTGTTTTGTTCCAAGAACATATCGATTTCACGACCATCTGGACTGTACATTGTACGAGTTTCCATGGAAAGTGTGAATTGAGGAGTATCAGCTACGTCCTTAGGAATAGCACCTTTGTCGAATACTGTAGTCATCAACAAGTTTTTGTGCATTGGGAATGTGATACCAACAACTGGGTTGTATGCGCCAAGTGGAGCAGCTTCGCAGATACCTTTAACGTCGTTTTGGTATAAAGCGTTAAGCATACCATATTCTTCGTTTACAGCATCGATAGAAGAGAATTTAGGATCTTGTTTATCAAAAGCGTTTTCAACGAAGAAGCTACGCATTTCGTTGTTCAAAGTATCGCTCATAAAGAATTTGCGAGGTTCGCTATATAAGTCTACTTGTTCGCTTAAGCCAGCTTTCGCGATTTGAGCAAATTGACTAGCAATGCCATGCATGCTGTCTTGTTCGTAACCGCGAAGGATGGAATCATTTTTACCAGTTGGGTTTCCAACTACTGCCATGTTTTATTTCCTCCTTTTTGAGAAAGAGCCATTTATGCATAAATTTTGTTTTCTAAAAATGGCAAAAAATCTAATTAAATTTAATTAAATCTATGAAGGTAAGACACCTCTGGCTAACCCTTACAGAATAAGGGGAATGGAGGCATCTATAGATTTACCAATATGTTTGTATATATAATTTGTATCTTTTTAATTTTTTAATCTAATTCTATATCTTTTACGAATAAATGAGGATAATCTTCAGCTCTTCCTTCTTTAGAGGCCTTTTCATTATCTTTAGCAGATTTAATATACTCTGCTTCTCTATTCTGTCTGATATTAGAAAGGAGATTAGTTATATAATTAAACGTAGTAACCATCTTCTGTAGTTGAATTTGGTTTTCTATATAACTCTTAGTATCATATACATCGAGCAAGTAATCTCTGCTCATATCTTTTAATTCTAAAAGCTTACGAATAATAAAGCTTAATAGAGTATCGTCATATGAAGCATGAGAGATATTATTGATCTTATCAATGGCACTAAAGATAGTATCATTAAAGTTCTTAAATTGGGTTTTAAGTTCTTTATGCTTTACCGCCATTTGTTCAGGTTTTAAATCGGAGAAAACTTCTTGTTCGTCAGAAGAGAAATCATCGGCTTGTTGTTCAGGGCCTTCTAGTCCTTCTTCTCCACCTTCCATGGATCCATCTTCTTCAGAACCCTCTTCTCCTTCGCCACCTTCTTCTCCCTCTTCAGGAGCTGGCTCATCTCCACCTTCACCACCATCCATATTCATATCAGGTTGTTCAGGAGAACCATCCCCAGTATCTTCTGCACCTCCTGCATTAGGGTCTTCAGGTTGGGCTTCTTGAGCCTCTGGTCCATCAACAAAGTTAGGAGGTTGTTGACCTTCTTCCTCTTCAGGATTTGGTTGAGGAGGATTAGGAGCTTCTTGTAGAATTAGACGTTCAAATAAGTTCATCTAGTATACCTCCATTAATAATCGAAATCATCAAAATCATCGTCATCGTCGTCAGATTTTTTAGATGATTTAGAAGAATCTGAATTACTATTGTTTCCAATGGTATTACTACTATCATCCTTTTTATAGAATGAATTGATTAAGTTCTTATCATTTTTAAACTTAGCTTGAGGAGTTTCCTTGCCAAGAGGATTTACTAAAGAGCTAGAACCATTATAATCTGGAGAATGTTCCCTATTATCTTGGTCTCTATTTATTTCTTCCATAGTCTTATCCCGTTGTTTTTCATACTCTTCCTCAAGAGTTTCAATACTTTTATCAACTTCATCTAAATAGGCTTCTAATTTTCGTTTCTTTTCAGGATCGGTTTCTTCTTTAAGTTTTCTTGTTACAGAATACTTATGTTCTTTCCATTCCTTAATAGATTCTTTTAGGTATTCCTTGTTTAGATGCTTCGACATGATATAAGCAGTGATAAGAGCAAATAAACCACCAACAACATTAATTGCTAATGCTCCAGCTACGATAACTGTATAGAAGATAAGAGACAAAGAATTCCTAGTACCTTTGTTCAAATCTTGAAGTCTAGAAGTTACTAGAATAGATCTAATAGCTTCTTTAGTCATAGCATTAGTTTTCACTGGAGCCATTTTAACTTTGGTAACGATATCATGAATCTTATCTAGACTATCTTCTTCGCAAAGTTTATCTAATGCTTCATTAACCATAGACATTTGTTCCATAGCTTCAGTAAGACCATATGCTGAAGTCTTACTGTAGTTATCTTGGATTAATTTGTCTAAATCTATATTATCCTCATTAACCATCTCTGAGTGAATTCTTTTTAGTTTGTTGATATAATTTGCATCTTCAGAGATATTAATAAAGTTATCTTTAGAAACAGCCTCAGAAATTTTATCTAGGAACTTATTAATATCATTTGTACCACCATTCATAAGGAAGTAGTCAGTAACGTTTTCAATGATAGCAGATCTAGTAATAGAATTTCCAGCATATTTATTAATAGAATATAAGCAAGTCTCTAATGCAATACAATACTTAGTTTTAAAATCCATAGTATAAGTATCAATTAAAGAGCATATCTTATAGATTGTATCAGGAACGGCATCTTCAAATAAGATATTATTCTTTACTATCTTATCAATATTGAATCTTTTAGCAATAGTGTCACAATTTCTTAAGACTCTATCACATTCAGTTTGTTCATGAATCTTTTCTAATACAGAATTTAAACAGTCTATAGCTGTTGTTTCATCAAGCCCTCTTTTAGTTTTAAGAATAGGATTCTTAAAAATGGCAGGGGATTTGACGTATGGGATGATATCTCTATTAATGATAGAAGTAATCTCTTCTAACTGTGTTTGAGTTCCTTCTTTAGAAACAAACTCAAATAACTCTAAAACTTTATTAAAGTTATTAGTGGTATTATCAGAGAAAGACTTCCAATTATAAACAGATTCCCTGATATTCTCAAAATTATAATTAGTTTTATAAGTCTCATATAATGGATAACAAGATCCAGCTCTTTGTTGAGACTCTAAATTAGTTTTTCTATTATATACTTCAATAATAGGTATAAACTTTCCCATACTATTTAATCCTCCCGTTTGATTGCATAGGCTATGATTACATCAATGTTTATGATGAAAAATCATAGTCATTTCAAATATTTAGGTTTTGTAGCAAATTCTACTTTATTTAAAGTAGAAACATCATCTGGTAAGATCTTTGTAAGGTCATATAAAGCTTGTTTACCTTCTTTAGAAGTAGTCATCTCATTCACACCACCCATAGAAATATAGTGACGTTTAGATGAGATTAATTTGTACAGCTCTTCATTAGACTCAATAGAGAAAGGTGTTTTAGAAGATACAGTATCGCCATCATAGTCACCACCAATAGATCCTAAACGAACGTTATTTGGTAATGCTACATCGATGAATTTATTTGTAGAGTTTGTATTCAAATCTTCAGCTCTAATTTTAGGATATTCTTTATAGAATTTTCCATTAATGATCATAGGTTCGGTTTGAATAGTAGAGATAACTTTAATCTTAGCAGGGAATTGGTTCCAATAACTATCGATAGGGAACCGTGTAATAAGTGTCATCTTATCTTTAGTGATATCTAAAGCAGCCATATAAATCAAGTCACACCAAGTTAGAGGTCGTTCATTGATAGGAAGCGAATCTACCCTGTTATCACTAATAAGATTCTCTGCTGCTTTAATATCATCTACCATATAACCCTTATATCTTAAATATGGTTTCATTCCTTTAGGAATCCTCATACCTGTCGTATCGATAGGAGCTTCGATTGGAATAAAGCGGTTACTCATACCATGCATGAAGCGTTCTAATTCTTTTTTGATACGTTCATCAGAGTAAACCATTTGCCAATCTTGAATACGGTTTCTACTAAATTCTTTAGTCTTTACATTAGTAACTACCATATCCATTTGATCGCTGATATTGTTTTCAAACCAACGTCTAATCCAATATAGCATATATGGGAAGAAGTTAGCACAAATAGCAGCTAATGGCAAACCAATACTGTCCAAATCAATATCAATATCAGATAAAGATTCTTTTCTTAGATTCTGTGTACAAATAACAAGACGTGCACCCCAGTCAAATGACTTCTTCATACCAGCACGTCTAATAAGACCCATCTTTCTAGAAAGACCTGATGCTTGTGCATCTTTACCTTCGAATCTACCAAAGATAAGCCAATCATAAATAGCTGCTAGTGTTTCTTGAATACGCCATCTAGTTTGACCATTAAGAGTTAAACCATAATCATTACTATTTTTTAGAGCTTGCACATCTCTAATGATTTTACCATATAACTGATTAATTTCACCAACACTGGTTCTAGAACCTTTATCTGTATTAATATCACGATAACCTACTGGAATTACAACACAGTCTTTTAAGAATAATTTATCCCTAAATTTTTCTAAGAAGTCAATCTTAACACCACGTTTAGAAGATTCAGTTCTTTTAAAATCGATTACTTTAATTATTTTTTGTAAGAACTTAATACCAGTCTCACCATTAGGATCTGGTTTTAATTTGCCAGCTTCTTTATCTAATACAAAATTATCTGCTTCTTGAGCACATAGTTTTACATTAGAATCTAAACGAGACCAAATCTTATATGCTAATGGGTGTAAGAAAGTTTCCCCAGCAAGATTTACATAGGCAAAGATAGTACTTCTATCTTCTTTAGTAATACCAAATATCTCATTAGAGAATAAACCATCTGCAGTAGGCAAGTTATCTCTAGCAAAAGACATTGGGCTTGAAATCTCTTTTAAGTCATTAACCTTAATAAAGTTAGCAACGTTAAGTGGAGATAATTTGAGATGCTTAGTTTGTTTCTCATCACCAGAAGCTTCGTCTAGTGCATAGAATTCTACTACATCATTATCCATTTAAAGCATCCTCCGTAAATATAATAAATTCAAATTTAATTAATAGTTCCCATCTAGCATATAACGCTAGATGGGATCTATGTTTTATTAAGTTAGAAATCTATTAATTTGAATTTTAAGATATTCTTATCAGAATTCAAAGATATCTTATATAGCGGTTGGAATGCTCCAGGGATGATCTGGTTATCCAATCGCTCCTCTATAGTATGAGCTAATTCATCAGATAATAAAGTTACTGTGAAGATATTATCAGATTCCGAGATATGAATATCAAGAATATCTGAGTTTTTACAATTACCCAATAAAATATCGTATAATGCTACTTCTCTAGAGAATAGCTTATCGTCTACAACTTTAGAGGAAATTAACTGACTGAATTCTACTAAATTCATCGAATTATAAAATCCTCCTTTATGCTTATCAATCACCCTTAAGGATCGAATCCATCTCTTCTGATTGGTTAGCTTTCTGTACCGTCTTATTCTGTATTTCTTTCATATACCTGAAATGAAGATACACTAGAAAACCAACGTCATAATTGAATGCTTCAGAGAATGATACCCGTCCTTTATAATAATTGCATAGGGTCATCACTATTGAATAGAAAGCGCCCCGATCGGTAAAAAGGCCCGAGTGAAAAGCAATTGAAGAGCACCTTGAGGAGTAGCTTCGATAGTAGTATGGCACTTACCACATTCTGTAGAAGGAATTTGGTAAGAGATCTTATCATCAGTAAATGTGCGAGTAATTTTGTATACTTCACCCATAAGAGTAGCATGCTCATCAGAAGATAAGTTCTTCATGATTTCATAAATAGCTTTAACCTTACGCATTACTGTTTTGGATAAGCTGTCTTCTACTACACCGAAATCGATAGGATATAATTGTTTGGAAACATTATCGATTTTGTAGATAGTATCAATATTAGCCATGATTTGAACTACGTTAGCATATTTAGATGCAAATTCATCTGTCAATGCAGCACGTTCAATCATATCACCATAAATAGATTCAGTACAGAAACTAAATGCATAATCTCTGGATACTTGGATAGGTTTTGTTCTGAAAAGTTTAGATTTTACAGGACGGCTATGCAAGATATCTTCAAAGCGTTTCTTAACTTCATCATTAGGGTATACCACCATATCATTAACATCCTTCTTATTGATAAAGAGGTTGTTACATTTAGTATTAGGGCATTGGTAAGATAGATAGTTAGAATCTTTGAAGTTTGCCATATACATAGCAAAGATCATGCAGTCTAAATCATATACAGAGATTTGTTTTAACCAAGTATCAATATCTGGTTTCTTACCTACAGTGTGGCGATACATGATATTGAAAATAGTACGAAGACCATTGATAGAAGTCATATCAGTATTTTGAGGATTCAATTGAAGCAACTCTTCACCAGAGATAGGAGTCATTTCAATTGGTTTACCAGTGTATTGTAAACCCCAAGTTACTGTATAAGAAGAACGTTCTACTTGAAGAGCAGATTTAAGTTTAATTGGTTTATTAGAAATAGCAAAGCCTTCTAAATCTCCTTCACGTTCAAGTTTTAATTCTTGCATTACTTGAGATTTGTAATTTTGGCTTAGCTCTTTGATTTCTTCATCAGACAATTCTGGTTCATCAGATTCTACGTCTGCCATCAATTCTTTTTCTTCTGGATCTTCTTCTTCAGCTAATGCTGCGCTGTAAGTTACATCTTCTTCATCAGTAGGTTCTTCTTTGATTTCTTTTTCTGCCATAGAATTAGAAACTTTTGTATCATCTGCTTCTTTTTTAGAAGCTTCTTCTTTAATTTCTTCATCTTCGGTATAACCTTGCATTGGAAGAGCAGATTTAGGAGATACACCTAATTCTACGGAGTCATCATCAAATAAAGATAAATCATCATCTTCATCTTTATCTTGTGTGAAGCTATCTACTTCTTTTGCTACATCAGAGCTCATTCTAGGAACTCTGTCAATTGTTTGCTCTTTGAGACCAAAGTATTTATTATCGGTTTCAACAGTTTTATCACGAGCTACAGTGAATAAGATATATCCTTTGTGCTCATATTCTGTAATACCATCAAAACGTGGTTCAGTCTCAATAATCTCTTCAATCTTTTTAATATATTCCGCAAGACGAGGATTGTTTTTTGCACGAGCCATTAATTTTTCATATTGATTATTAACGTACTCTTCCTTACCTTTAGTGATAATACCTTCAGGACCTGTGAGTTCGGCTTTAGTGCGTTCGATTTCATGGTCTGCTAAATCTACCAAATTATTGATGTTCTTTTTAATAGGATCATCAATTTTTGTTTTTGGTTTCTTAGCAATCTTATCGACATTATGAATTACTTCGCCATATTGAGTCAACCCATCTTCACCAATAGCTGTATTCTTAGCAATTTCTGCTAAACTAGATTTAGCAGCTTTTACTTCTGTAGGTTCTACAGTATCAGTCAAGCTAGATTTAGATACCTTTGGCGTTTCTTCTGTAATTGGTTTAACTTCTACTGCATTTTCATTTGCTGCGGCCTTTTCTGCAGGAGTTGTTTCTACTTCCAAACCAAGTTCAGATAAGGATAATTGTTTAACTTCTTCCATTTATTGCTTCCTCCTAATAGGTACTTTGGTTTTCTTAAATGCATTGCCAGTTGTATTTTCTCTTTCGATGGCACGTTTCTTAGCACCATCTAAAGTAGTATCAAGATAATCTGCCACCGCACCTTCATCGAATTTACCTTTATATTGTAATGATGGTTCAGCATTTGGTGACGTATTAATACCAGGAGCTCTACCAGACTTTAAAATAGAGTCTAGTTTAGACTTGGTTTCTTTCTCTCTAATCATTGACTCTTCATTGAAGTCATCTTCTGAGATTAGTTTAAGAATAGATGGATTGTCTTTCATTCGAACCCATATTCTCATAGAGTTACCTATCCCCTTTACAAATAATATATATTTACATTACATTGCCATCAAACCATCGATAGTATTTTGAGCAATGCTATACAAGATACTAAATCTAGTCTCTCGCATAATAATAGAGAAAAGGATTTTATTTTCTAAAGAATCCTTAGGTCTATAAAGAGAAACCTCTACTTCGACTGGTAATAGTTCTGGAAGATATAAAGTCATTTGCTCTTCAAGCTCTTGTCTTAAAGTAATTAATTCTTCTTCAAAAGCAAATCTATATCTACCACGAATATCTATTCCTAAATCAGGATAGTCTGGGTAGGTTCCCTTTTTGAGGAGTAATAATCTAACGATTAATAATGCAGCAGAATTCAGTTTCCCTGTTTCAATTTCACTTAAATCTAATACCTTCGGTTGATTAAGGTCATTGACATCTAAAAGGTAATCCCGAATATTAGCATTTGAGTTAGTTAAGCTATTAGCCAATTTATTCACCGCCTCTTTACAAATTTGTATTACTTATAAAAAAATATACTCAAGTACTGAGATGTCGCGATTTTAAAACTTATTGAAGCATAAACATTTAAGTGTAGAAGTATATTTTAAGACGAGTAAGATCTCTTATACCAAACCCCATTAATGATATAATTACAGTCCTTAAAATTAGTCATGCCAGATTATATCATTAATCATTTCGAATCTTTCTTTTAATACAAAATGGAATAAGTTGTGTAACGCGCTTAAATATAGAATTGTTTTTCGTTTCGTTTTTCCAAAAAATTTCTATGTTTTTCCTCCTCATCGTATTAATCTAATATACTTCTACACCCCTCTATAAATTCTCTTGTACACTTTTTAACCTCATTGAGTATAGGCTTAATTTGCCTATACTCGACATTTTTGTAATTACGAATAACTTAATTTACAGGAGGGAAATAATCTTATGATAGATGAAGCTATGGGTTTAGCTAGTATGAACCCTATGGTTGGTACTACTCCAAATAACAGTGTTATGCTCCTTCATAATATTGATGATAAAGATCTATCCGATGGATGGGATAGTTATGGATTAGCAACAACTCTAGATAGAGATGATGCTCATATTACAAAAGATAAAGATGGCAAGCTTGTTGCTAGACCTAATAAAGATTTAGATGGTAAACTTGTTGAAGTTTATATTTGTAAATATGAAAAAGTTCAAGAAAATTTTGATAAACTATACGGCCTATTAGATACGCCTTATAATGATAGAGTGTTACAAGAATCCATTTATGAAATGGCTACTGGTCATATGGCTCTTACAGAAAACTTTGCTAAGATTGATCATCTTTTGGAAAAGGTTGAATTAAAGAAGCTTAGCAAGATTATATCTTCTGATGCGGATAATATGGAAAGAGAATTAGGACAAACAGATCGTTTAAAGAATGATGGATCCTATACACCATCTAATCCAGATGAAACTGCTGCTAGTGGAGTTAGTTTATTAGCATCTGCAGATTATACTTTTTCTGAATCTTTTGGTCCTGATGATCAACAGCTTGAAAATAAGAAAGCTATTATTGAAACTCTTATGTGTGATATAAAGAAGGATCTAAACAATGGGAATTATTAATGCAGAACGATACTTCCAAGATCAAGATAGGGAGTTCAAATATAAAGAAATAGAAAGATGGGTTGCTGCTAATGGCGGAGCAATCATTAAAGATTATTATAAATATGAAAAAGATCTAGAAGCTGATTGGTATAAATTTAAATCTATGCCTCCAAATAATTGGTATGAAGCTGATGATGAAGCTATGAGATTATTTGGTATGGAGAATGAAGAATTATATTATAAAAATAAAGCTAAATTCTTAAAAAGAAATATCAGCAGAGATACTCTAGATTATGAATATGGTGGTGTAAGAGATCTAGATACTGCTGATCTAGATAAGCTTAAAACCACTAGAATTGAAACTAGTGCTGATAAGTATATTAAGAAATTTGATAATGAATATTCTCCTAATTCTAATATCACTATCGCTGTTAAATCTGTAGATAAGAATGATAGAAAGAATACCACTCTATCACCTTTTAAAGATATATACTATCCTCATTCAGCTATTAAAGAAGAATATGGATTTACCCAAGAGCAAAAAAGAAAAATGGCTCAAGGTTATATTGATGATGGCTATCCATTATTATTTGATGACTATCAAACTCAAGATGAATTAGAAGATGCTTGGTATAAATATAATTCTGTAGATAAGGATAGAAGAATTAATTGTGATGACTTCTCTATTCAAATTTATGGGATGGATGTTACTGATCTTTATAATAAACAGCTTAAAGAATTCTTAAAAGATGATATCGATGATGATTTTGATACAGAGTATACCGGATCTGTAAATGAAAGTAAATTAGATCCTATGAAAGATTATAACTTTGGTATCGCTGATCAGATTAAGAAACATCCTACTCCTACAATCTTCCCAGAACAAGATGTATATTATAATATGAATCGTTTTAAATTTTATAGAATGATTCTATTGATCGGTCTTCCAACAAGTGATAAATCAGAACTAGCTAAGAAGCTTTGTAAAAAATATAAAGCAGAGTTCTTAGATATGAAAGAATTCCAAGGAATTACATCTGTAGAAGATATTCAATCTTGTGCTAGATTATCTCCTGCTATTTATAAATATGCTACTGCTCATCCTAAATATCTTAAATTTATCAAGGACTCTGAATTGTATGGACAAAAATCTGTTCAGTTTAAAGTTAAACTAAAAGAATTTACAAATCAATTTTTCTATTGGCTAATCAATAATTATACTAAGAAGCGTAAGTTGGTTATTGAGATGAGTAATGAAACCCTTCCAGTAATGGATGCTCATCCTAAATTATTCACTTATCCAATTGTGATCAAGGGCGATTCATTCTTCTTACAAATCTTTAGAAAACTAGCAAGACATGAAAAAGAGAAGATTATTCAACTTTGTTATGATTTTAAATTAATAGATGCTATTCAGTTTACTTTAGCCATTGTTGAGAAATCAAATGATGATGTAGAATTATTAGACTTCTTTAGAAGAAGAATAAGAGAATACGATCCTATTAAAGGTAAACTTGATGAATCATCTAAAGTTGCACCTACTGATATCACTCTATATTCTACAGCTGCTAATGATTATATAAGAAAATCATTTGATCCATTATATTGTGCTAAAAAGGCATATGATGTTTTATGCACAGAAGCTAATTCTTTATTAGAATCTACTATTGTAGATCATACAGTAAAAGCTGCTGAGGATAGAATTGATTTATTACAAGAACCTAATTTCAGATCAGTATTTACTCCAATGCTAAACTATACTGAAATAGAAACATTATTACAAAACTCTCCTAAGAGTAATAATACTTTTGCAATTAAATGGTTCAATGATTATAAAGGTTCTTGTAGTGGTTTAAAAACTACTTTTAAAAAGAATGAATGGGTTACAGAAGTTGCTAAATTATCTACTAAATTCTTAAACGAATATGCTCAAAATAAATGGGATATTGAAACAGGTAACGATTTGATTAGACTTGGTTGGAATCCTACAGTTGAATTTAATGATTATTATAGAGCAGCTTCTGATAAGATTGCAAATGATTTCTTAAAAGATAAAGTAATTTGCAATTATATTAGCATTGGTGATATGCCTGTTTATAATCACCTAACAGAGGATGTAGAGTTTAAGAAACCAGTAGATGGTATCTATGTAATGACTATTAATGGTAAACAAAAAGAAGATACTCTAGATACTATTCCTCAAGTATTGATCTCCTTAGATGGATTCCAAACTAATTCAAAAGTATACCCTGTAATCAATAAAGAGATAGCAAAACCTGTTTCTTTAAATAAAGTAAATGATTGGTATCAATTAAGTACTTCTGAAGTAGGTTTGTATCTATTGCCATTATCTAAGGCATTAAAGAATGAACTAGCTTCTAAATTAGATTCTTTAGCAAATAAAGATACTAGTGAATTAACAACTGCCAATAAGAAGGAATTAGTTATTGGAGATTTCAAATTATATATTTCTGATACTTTGAAAATATTAATTGAGAAATATAATAATCAATCCTTTAAACTTTCTGATATTGATACTCTATTATCTAAGAAGGTTGTAGATAAATATACAGTATATCATCTTGCTACATTTGATGCAGATGAATATGATACACTTCTTAGAAATATAGGTATTGGTAATACTAGAGCTGCAACTTTGTTTGAATCTAGACCAAACTTAGAAGTTATCGGAGAGCATAAATCTCTTATTCCATATCTAACTCTTGTAACAGTAAATGAGTTTGTTGCTTCCACACCAGTTAAAGGAATGGATAATTCTAGAGGTACTGATACTTTAAATAAAGATAAAGATTTAGAAACTTTTGATTCTTATTATAATTTATTAAATCCAAATAAATAAACTATTAAGGAAGAGGATAATTCCTCTTCCTTATTGTCTTTTAAATAGTATTTTGATTATACACTATAATTATGAGAATATAAAGTTAAATATCAAATAACGTATTCTTAAAACGTTTAATAAAACAAATCTAAAAGAAAGGAAGTATTTTTTTACTATGGAGAGAAACTTTAAATACTTAAAAGGGAGAAAGTTCTATTTATCTTCTCGTAAAAAAAGTATAAAAGAAAGCTATCCAAAAATGATTAGAGTCGTATCTAATATCAAGAATGATGAGATGGCTGCTTATATAGAAGATTATGGTAACTGTAAAAATTATGATACAGAATGCAGAGTATTTGTAATAAAAGAATCTGACTTGTTTGATTACTATACACCTCTAACTCCTAAAGGCGTAGCAACTTTACAATTTTGTGAAGATACTATTACAAAGGACAAATCTATTTTCTTAATCTTCAATAAGTATATAAAAGAAGATTATGAGAAAGAAGATATAAAAGATAGCGATATAGTTATCTTTTGTTTGAATAAACAACTTGATTATATAATAGCTCTTCAGTTTGGTTTGGAAAAAATAACAAGACCAGATGCATTGAGTCCATTGAGTATATTTGAATCTTATCAAACCATGCCTATTAATTCTATTATCGGCTCAGATAGATTTGTTTTAAAAGGAAGCTTGCCTAATATTATCTATGATCCCGATGATGTAGTAAATATATTATACAATGATTCTGTATATTTATATTATGAGGATAACTTCGAATCTATTAAAGATTTATTAGAAGTAGATACTATAAAGGCTACTATGGCAACAGAAGTTCCTTTAAATAGTGATGGTACAGAATTTAAGACTATAGAAATATCATTTTCAAATATATACAATAGTTTAAATAAGCAGTTTATTGAAGGTAATATAGCAACAGTTTTAAACTGTTTCCCTATGGTCGGTATTGATAGTTATGACGAATTCATAGAATTATATGGAAATCTATTGATAGGTGATTATAAGGATAAAGATAAAACTACAGAAGCTAAATATCATTCAATAATAAACTTATTATATATCTTATCTCATACTACTAAAGGAGATTCTATAGTAATCTCTAATAGAAATTTAGAAGATAAACTAAATTATATAGAACTAAAGAAACTTGGATTTAAAAAATATGAGTATGATCATAGTTCTATGATTAGAAATAATGACCCTAAGTACAAAATAGTACTTGTTAAATTTGATAATGATGAAGTAGCTATTTTAAAAATTAAAGTAGTTAAAGATTTAGAGCAAATGAAAATAGGTAATTCTGAGGATGACACAATGTCTCCAGAAGAATTATCTAAGTTTATGAATCTAAGTTAGTTTCACGATATTTTTTATATCGTGTTTCTATATATTTTCCAGGTTAGTGATGGTAGGCCTCCATCAATTTATCTAACCTAAGTCCATTTTCTAATATATTAGGAGGAAAAACAATGGCTGATTTATTTAACAATGCTACAAAAGCAAACGAAAAAGTGGAAGCAAAAAAAGAACGCATTGAGTTGGAAACAAAAGCGACTTTCCCAGAACTTCTTTCTGCTGGTTACATGTCCTTAAGCGATCTTTCCAAACTTGTGAACAAATTGTTCTTCTCTGTATTCGATGATTTCTTTGGTTGCAAATTGGAATTAGATCCTCAATCTGGCCGTATCCAATCCCGTATCTTCTTCTCTCCATCTGCTGAAAAATCTAAAGATGCAGCTGGTTGCTATGCAATTGAAGATGCAACAACTGGTAGTAATATGAATGATATTGCTAGCCGTCTTACCTTGGCTAACCGTTTGAACAACCCTAACGGTAACTGGAAAAACTTGCAATTGACTAAAGAAGGCAAAGAAAAATTAGAAGACTTCTTAGTTGGTAGTGCTTTCAATCGTAATGGTGGTATCAACTGGGGTGCTGTAACAAACGAAGTAACTACAGCTCCTACGCAATTTGCTCGTCCTCAAATCTTCTTCTCTGTAGATATCGATATCTATAAAGTTATCAAAACTATCTATGGTAGCAAATCCAATGCAGGTAGCAAATGGAACTACAACATTGAAGTTAAGAACCCAATCAACCCAATTCAAGATCCTGTAACTGGTAAAGTTACTGCAACTAACTTCAATCTTCTTATTTGGAGAGTTGATTCTAGCGATGTATATCGTTTGGCTGAACGCTTCGGATTCAATGGTTATGGTTCCAATTCCTTGGGTATCAACACTGATCGTTAATCGATAATTTTAAACTGTCTTGCACTACAATAAACTACACTTATAGAGGTATAAGGATAGAGAGAAATCTCTATCCTTCCTTTATATTTATTTTTTATGAGGTATAAAATTATGGCTTTTAAAAAAGACGGAGGTCCTATCAAATTTGAAATCAAAGAAGATGGGATTAATGAACTAATTGATGAAGGTAGTGGTAACTCTTCTATTATGCTTAGAGAAGTAGGTTGGAATGGTAGAGATCCTAAATTAGAAATCCGTAAATGGATTATTGATGTAGATAAAGAAACCCCTATGAGAGGTTTATCCTTTATTACAGAACAAGGCCCTCATACACTTACAGAAGTATTAGCAGAAAAAGGTTTTGGTAATACAGAAAAGCTTATCAATAATATTAAAGATAGAGAAGACTTTGATGAATCTTTAGTAAAAGTTATCGGTAAGAAAAAGATTGAAAAATCTAAAAACACTGAAGTAACAATTAGTGAGGACGATTACTTTGATCCAAAAAGTGTTTTAGATGATTAAAGTATTTCCTCTTTGTGAAAGAGGTGGTTTAAATGAAAAGCCAATATGAAGAAGTAAAAGGTGATAATCAGAATGAATCTCTAGAGCAATTAGAGATGTGTAAATATCTTGTTCAAGGTATAGATAAACCTTGTAAGCATAGAGATATGTATGGACGTTGTACATTTGAGAACTGTATTCTTGATGAAGAAGAGACTCCTCTTCGTGCTAAGAAATGGTGGTTCCAATGTATTATTTGTAAACACCCAAGTTCTATAGAACCTGATGGTATGAGAGTACCATTCTGTGAATCTTGTATTTCTAGAATGAATGAAGCTGAAGTATTGCCATTCACTTGTAGATATTGTGGTAAGAAACAATATTCTCCATCGAAGTGGATGTTCTCAAGAGTCTGTGACGATTGCATTCCTTTATTATATGATAAGAATGCTGGTCAAGTTTGTAAAAATTATGCCCCTAAAGTTGGTAAACGTTCTATCTCTAAAGGTGGGACTTTACATGATTACAAATAAGGTGGAATTATGACTAATAATAGAGTGAAAGAATATGATTATTTAGAAGCAGTACCTATTGAGCATATTCTTTATGCTCAGTTTATCAAATATGATAAATTAAATAAACTATTTACAGAATATTATAGAAACAAGCCAATTCCTAAATGGATTAATATTTATATAGACGTATATCAAGTATTGCTTCCTATATTTAGTTTCTATAAAGTGACTAATCCTTATAATATAACTGCCTGTATTGCTAATCTAGCTATACATTATAAATCATTTTTTAGAAAAGCTGGAATAGATAGCTTTGTATTTTTATTGTATTCTCCTACAACTGGAGCTGCTACTCAGCAAAGATTCTGTGCAGAATATAATGAAAAATACACTATGAGAATGATAAATAATAAAGAAGTATATGATATGGTTAATCAAAATATACCTCTTATCCAAATGCTTTGCCAATATATGAATAATATATTCTTTAAAATGGGAACAGTAGAAACTTCTGTTATGGCTTATGATATGATCACTAAGTTTAAGAATAGACAGATTACTGCTCCATCTTTATTTATAACTTCGTCTCAATATGCGTTCCAATTACCATCTAAAGTACAAGATCTTATCATGCTTTATAAAAAGAAACCAGCTCCTGGTAGTGTAGAAGATCCTTCTTATTTGGTAACTCAAGAAACTGCATTGGATTCATATATTGCAGAAATTAAGAAACAAAGAATAGAAAAGTTTGAAGTAAATCAATCTTGGTTATCAGGATTTATGACACTATCAGGTATTCCTAAAAGAAATCTTAAATCTTTATTTAACTATAAACAGTCATTGAAGATATTAAAGAGTATAGATGAGCAGTTCGATCAAGCTACTCCTGATTCTTTATTCAATGTAGCCTCTAAGCTATATCCAAGCAAAGGATTAAATTCTCATTCTTATGATGAGATAGTTAATAGATTTAGATGTATTGATTTAGATTACCAATTGTATATGTATAGAACTATGCCTGAAGCTATAGATACTGTATTCTTAGAACAAGTAGAAGATCCTGAAGCTCTTAAGAATATTAATGATCAATACTTCTCACAAAATCCAATCTTACTTGAAAAGCTTTAATATAATCAAAATATATTGGGTAGAGTCGTTATGACTCTACCCTTTATTTTTTTATCTTTTAATCATTTGAGCCATATCACTCATGGATTTAGTACCTAATTCTTTTCTAACAGTAGTCTTTTTAGAAACCTTGGATGTTGTAATACCTTTACCTTCATCAGATACTACGTTTACATTATTATTCAATGAATCTGCTTTATTACTATTAGAATTATTATACCAATCTTGTTTAGTTGTTCTATTATCATTAGCTGTAGTTTTATTAGCATCAGCTGCTTTTTCATTATTAGGAACTTCTAGTATTTTAGAGAAGTTCATCATAGTGATACATCTAAAATTATCAGCTTCTCTAGTATAGATTTCTGTTTTCTTATTTAATAAGAATATACCATCTTTATCAGAATGAGCTGCATAGTTCTTTACTACATATTTCTTATTAGGAGTAAATACTGATGGGTCTAAGTCATATTTATTTACAGTAAGCTTATTGATTTGATTTTCTAATTCTGACTTGTAATTCTTTACTTCATTTGGATTATCATTCTTTGTGACGATAATTTTAGTACCTAGTCTACTATCCCCAAAGGAACCACCTAGATTTACGTCAGATTCAAAACTACCTACTCCCAATTGACCTATACCGGTTAAATCTGTAACGCTATCTAAATTATTTTTTAATAATTGTAGATCTGCTTGGTTCATGAATCCACCAGAAGCCATGTATTTACCTGCGGCTGATAATTTATTGTAAATAGATTCCCCAGTAAAGGAAATAGCAGATACATCTGTTACTAATGAAACAAATTTACTCTTAATATCACAAGACAATATATCATTGAAACTTGGGAAAAAAGATAATAAATTTTTAGCAAACCCAGTAATGAATGATGTAATATTTTTTAAACTACCAACAACACCTTTTACTGTATTTACATAACCTTGCATCTCATGAACATTCTCCATTAGTTTAGATGCATTTGTAAATAAATCTTCAAAGTGAGTATGAGTACTAGAGTCGGTAAATACTGAACTGTATTTATCATATACCGGTTTGATTTTGTTTACAAATCCGATTGCCTTATCAGCAATAGATCCAATCTTATCCATTGTATTATCGAATGCATCAGTTTGAGAAAAGATCTTAGATTGCGAATGAGAAGATGCAGAATAAGAAGAAGAGTTAATTTTAGATACAGAATTCTTGGTAGCTTCTATTACATCTTGTACATTGATTTCTGTAACAGAATTCAAATAGTTATCTAAATATTCTGAGTCATAGAATACTGGAGATATCTTCTTAATATTCTTTTCAAATGATTGACTCATTTGAGTTAATCTTTCGTATTGCTTATTAAACCCAAGGATACCATTTCCAAGAAATTTACTAGTAATAGATTTAAAAGCGCTTTGTACTACTGGTACGTTTATAGTAACTTTGCCAGGTTTTGCTGGAACTGATGTTGGAAAACCAGATGCCTGTTGCATAACTGTTTGAGTTAATTTGTTTTGATATTCATTTAACTCTTTAGCTTTATTAAGCACATTGTTTTTAAATATATCATTCCAATGATTAAGTTTCTCTGGAACGTTGCCCATCTTCTTAATCATCTTCTTAATCATTACTTTAAATTTCTCTACTATACGATCAATGTATGCTTTTGTTTTTGCAATATTATCATAGCTTAAAATACTATTATCTTTAGATGGATTGATAATAGCATCAAACTTATTGATTACTTTTGCTACATCATGATTGATCTTATAAGCAGTTTCGGTTACAGATAGATCTATATAATAATGATTTCTTTCTGTATCTATATTCATACCTTGATTAGCAGTATTAGGATCTGTAGTTTCTCTAATATTGAATATAACGTCATTAAAGCGTTCATTCTTCATAGGAACACCTTTACCAGATTTAGATATTAGGTAAGTACAGAATGGCTCATCTATAAAGAATTGATATTTAGTTGGATAGAATACTTCTACTGAATTTAAATATGCTACTAAAGAAACTAGTGTATCTGTCGGTGGAATGATAAGCTGTTGTTGAACTCTATTATATTGGAATGGTTCTATTAGGAGATGAAGGTTGCTCATATATGAACTTAAGATATTCATCATATGAGTATCCATCATAGTAGTATTTGCTACAGTCTTATTTGCATCAATACATTTCTTACTCATCAAACCAAGATATGCTTCTCTATACACATCTTGTTTATCTTTACCACCTTCATCTTTTTCTTTGTAATCTAATTCTTTATAATAGTTTATATCATTAGATACAAAGATAGAGAACTCATCTTCTATATAAGATTCCACAGTAGGAGTTTCTAATTCTTGATTAGTATCATACTTATCTATTTTTAAATACATTGTAGCAGTTTTAGCATTAGCAATAATCTTATCAAAAAGATTCTTGTCTAAATTAACATGTGCTAACATTGTAGGCATATTCTTATTTTCATAATCACTAATACGGATTATATTTTTAAAGTTCTCAGGTCTAATTATAAGACCATCTGATTTCTCTCCAGGAATTAATACTTTGCCTGAGACCTTGAAGTTCCATTGTTGCATTATAATCTGACCTCCATTTTATATTATCAGAGTGTCATCATATTTAAACACAAGGAGATGAGAAGAGCCGTTATAGCTCTTCTCATGTAATTATTATCTACTAAGATTTCTTTTAGTATATTGGCCCCAGAATCTAGAGTCTTCTGTTTTGTCTTGACTTCTAACAAGAGCTGCAGAACGGCTAGCAATTTTACGTTTAATATTTCTATCCTCTATTTCGTCAGCCTTAGATCCTAAATCGATAAGGGATGTAGCATCATTATCGTGTAAGTGTTTACTAGCCTTATAAGATAATTTCATATTCTTATAAAGTTTATTAATAGCCTTAACTATAAATCCTACGATTTTCAATAAGAACTGTTTTACTTTTGTCCATACTTTTGAAAATATTCCAGATTCTTTAGATTTAAGTTTTTTAGAATATTCTTTGATTTTATCTTCAATCTGCAATTGTTTCTTCTCTAACCATGTTAGATCATCAACGTGCATTATAAGTCCATTAATCTTAGTTAATTTACTCATATCACCATTAGCCTTGATTCCAGCATTAAGCATTTCAATAATCTTTTGCTTTTGTACTTGGCTTTTCATATATACATTTTTTGATTCTTCTGTCAAAGAATTTGTTAAATCTAAAGCTATATTATCTAGAATGGCTTTATCTTCATTTAATATAAATAATCCCATTTATGAAATCCTTTATCTAAAATAGTCCATCGCCATTCTTCATCATATTTTTAATTTTACGTTTAGCTACTTTTTGTTTGACAAATCTAACAGCTTTGTTTATAGCCTTTGCAATTGCTGCTAAAATCTTTACAAAGAATTGTTTTACTTTAGTCCATATTTTAGCAAAGGTCCCAGTTTTATCAGATTTTAGTTTTTCTTCATATTTTTTTAGTTTTTCTTCTAATTGGTATTGTTTTCTCTCTAACCATGTAGGATCGGTTATAGATTGAATATTTACACATATATCGGATACTAAATCAGCGGCAACATCTTCTCCGCCCATTAAATCCCCCAATGCATTGTTTATTTTATTATTAACTTCTTGCTCTGTGGATTCCTCATTACTATTTTCATTAAAAATAGTAGCAAAATCAATATGACATTCTTCAATTAGAAAATTATTATTTATGATATATAAACCCATAACTGTCACCTATTATAAATGATCGTCTGGTTGATGAGGTGGTTGTGTTGGACCTGGAACAACTGGAGTAGGATTTTCTTCTGCTCTTCTACCTGGAGAAGTAGCTTCGTCTGGAGCTTGGCTATCATTTTTCTTTTTACCAGGTTTACCAGAAGTTGTGGAACCAGTAGTTTCTGGGTTACCAGGAGTAGCTTCATGAGTAGCTTCACCAGTTTCTGTACGTTCTGTAGTACTTGGAGAAGTAGTATGCTCATCAGAACCTGCTGGAGTTACACCTGCATCACTATTGGATTTAGGATTTGCACCAGATTTATCAGAAGTGTCTTCTTCGATTCCGCCTTCTTCATTATAACGGAAGGAAGAGGAAGAAGGTTTATTACCAAAGCGAGGAAGTTGACGGTATACAATACCTTTATCTAAAGCAGATTCTTTTGCCTTTTCTTCTTCAGATTTAGCAGCTTCAGCTTCTTTAGCTTTTTCTTCTTCTTCTAAATCTTTGAAGTGTTTTTTGAAGTGAGCAGATGCTTTTTCTTCAACAATTTTTTCTTCAGTTTTAGGTTCTGTTTCAACTTCTTCTTGAGCATTTAATTCAGCAATATGCTTTTTAAGCTTTTCAGAAATAATTTCGATACGTTCTGTTTCTTCATTGTGTTTAAGAGTTTCGATAATGGATTCGATATCTGTAACTAAGATATCTTCTAATTCTTTAGAATCGATTTGACGATTACCACCATTATCTTCATTACATTCTTTGAAACCACGTTTTTCGAAATCTGCTTTTTGTTTTTCTGTAAAGAGTTCTACACCAGATACTAAATCGAAGTTGTTATAAAGAGGGGTATAAGTAACTTTTGGTTCTTTGCCTTCTTCAGCAGCAGCTTCTTCTTTGATTTCGAATACTTGACAACCACGGTCGCATAATCTAGCTACCGCAGAAACTTCCATTAATACTTTTTCTGTAGTGCCAGTGACACCAACAAAATTTAAGGTTGCACCGCCTGGAGCGATGATTTTGACAAATTTGCCTTCGCGCATTAAGGTCACCATTCCTTTTCATAATATATTATAAAACAAGTAATCTTAAAGATTATTATAATGTGCAGAGTATAAAAGGGCTATGCGTCATAATCGTCATGATAAGTGATATGATCATTAACAGCAATTCCGATTTTCTTCTGAATAGCTCTAACTCTACCGTTATATTCTCTATTACGATATCTATTAACATGATCACCAGCGTAATTACCTTTTGGCCCTATCGTAATCTTATTACCTAATTTTTGCATTCTAAATGCTAACCAATCAAGAACTTTAATACAAATTCTCATAATCTTTCTTAAAAGATTAGTCCTTCCCATACTCTTTTCTTGATCTAGTTCAGCTTCTAATTTAGTATAAAGACTTCTGAAAGCAGCAATTTTTGAAGCTACCCAAGTTTTAGGGGCGTGCTCTATCTCTCTCCTAAGTTTTTCTCTAGTATAGTCGTCTCTATCCCTCATTATCTGATCTAAAGCTTTCATACTTTCTTTATCTTTTGTTAATCTTCTATAAAATGCATCTCCAGCAGCCTGTTCTATTTCTTTAGGAGTATTTCCGATAAGAAGATCATCGCCTGATCTTTCTGCTTCTAAAAAGATTGCTTCTTGAAGAGCTTCTCTTTCTTCAGTATTTAAAGAAAGAGACTCTAATAAATCTCTTTCTATATTTGCCGATTCAAGTATATATAATCCCATATACGTTATCCTCTATTTGTTGAAAGCTTCTATTTCCATAAAGATTTTATGGATTACTCTAGAAGTTTCTTTGTAATAATTAATATAAAATTTTATAGAAGAGTAGTTGTAATTATTGATTATATTTGTATAATATAAACTATCTTCTATAAATCTTTTATGTATTGTTCTAAGTCTTTTTTGTAGTACTTTATCAGAAGAATTTTTATTTAATAATTCAACAAAAAGTTTGTTTACCTTATCCCTAATGCTTCCTATATACTCTATACATTCCTCATGATCTTTTTTTATTTGTACTAGGTCTTTACATACAACTACATCATATGAATTTGATAATTTTATAATCTCAGAAGGTTTTAAATTATCTGTTCCATGAAATTTCTTAGATGTTTTTTCAAAAAATGATATGAGTTTTTCTTTAGATTCATATTCCTTTTGTCTACTAAAATTAATAGCTCTAATAGAACCTTCACCTAACCAATACTTTTTATCTAAATAAATATCTAATATTGATTTCATACTAGGATCTAATTTAGGAATATCATATCTAAGCTCTCCTATATTATATCTTTCCATATCCAATTCTGGATAGTTTTTTATTTTCTTCTCAATATAATATATTTGGGTTTTCTTATCTATAGTCTTGCTAGCAACATAAGTCCTAAAATCATTAAGAGTTTTAGAAGAATTAAAAATTTTATTAATAGCTTCTTTCACACTTAGTTCTTGCATTAAAGAAGAAGTTAGATCAGAAGCTTTATTTTGAAATTTAGTAATAAGATCTTTTTGCCACTCAATTTTCTCTTTTCTAGAAGAAATAGCAGCATCATAGAATTTATCATTAAACTCAGTTTCAAAATCTTCTATGCTATAATTATTATAAACTTTACCTTTAGATTCAGATAAAGAGTTAGTAAATATATTCATTATCGACTCCTATTTGTTTATTCTAGAAATTGGAGTAACTTTATCTTCAACAACTTGCATTTTCAATTCTGCAAGCATTGTAAATAATTGGGAGAAGTCATTATCTGTTAAACGTAGATAATTGTATTCTCCCATATTAGTAATCATCTTTTCTTTGGCTAATTGTTTAGCTCTATACTCAGTCATAGTTCTTGTATTAGGATTTTTGCCACCATCCTTAACCTCTATGATTAGATTATAAGGAAGTAGTAAAAAGTCTGTGATCCAATGTCTGGTTTTACCACCATAGGTATATTCTAATACAGGGCCTGGAGCAATTACTTCAGAAGAATCAAACTCTAGTACCTCATCTAAGAACTTCATAAGATTTAACTCATACTTGCCTGTATAAGTAAATTCTTTACCATCCGACCATTTATATTTACCACTGATCCGTCTATTAGCAAGCATTTTTTCTTGTTGTTTAGGATCATCTAATAAATGGGTTTTATTATATACTTTCATCATACGTTTTTGATAAGTCTTTTTAACAGTCTCATAGCATTTTGGATTACCACATAGACGTTCATATTTTTGACGCTTTTCATTCCATTTAGTAGGATTTCCACATACAGTGCAATTACCATGACCATGTTTGTTATTCACAATATCATATACTAATCTATATGCAGTATATCCTTCTGGAATTTCATCATCATGTTTTCGTTCTATATGTTTTACTAAATTATCTCTATGATAAGTTTCACTACAATAGGGACAAGGATATCTTTTCATCTTTTCCTCCTATATTCATAATTCAATTACTAAGTGGTCATTACTTGCAAAAGTAAATGAGGAAAAGAATGAGAATATGAAATAATTGATCGAATCTATTTAGTGTAGCTTCTAATCTTCTATACTTTTCATTGCTAATCATCCCATTTAGTCTCTCTATAATCAAAGAGTTCATAGCATAGCATTTTCCAAAATCTATTAATATATGAGATATAAGAATTATTAAGAAAATAACCCTACTAAAATAATCAGCAAACCTTGCTCCTGTTATAATACAAAAACCGACCCAAACAATAAACGCATACAAAATACAATGGCAGGTTAATAGATATAAAGATTTTCTTTTATTCTTTTCTAAATATTCTCCTTGAAGTGGGAAGTCGGCTAGGCAATGTATTGCAAATAGAAATAGCATATCTATAATCATTATGTATCACCATCTCTCTTTTTACTTATTTTCTATTATAGTAAGGTCAAGTGAGATTTGTAAGGAGTTTAGAAAAAAAAATAAAAGGGAGAGTTATTCCCCTTTATTTTCTTTGGCTTTTAATTGCTCTTTTAATTTGTTTTCAAAATAAGATATATCATAATGGACCTCTGCTTTTTTCTCAGGAATATGATCTGAGTAGTCTGTAAAATCATCTGGCTCATTATTTACATACTCTTTATTAGCTTCTGCAAAATAACCATAACCAGCTACCATAGATGCTGGTAAAGTCCACATCAAAGTCTCTACTGGAAATAAAATAATATCCATACTAAATCCTCCTAAACTATATAAACACTATATCACTATTATAGTATATAATTGAACCAAAAATTATACCCATACTCATTACGAGTATGGGCAATATTCTATTTATAGCTATTAGGATTTCCATCAGTATCTTGTTTGTTCTTCCAGTCACCAGCTTTTTTAGGCTGTGCTGTGAATCTATCTCCAAGAAAAGTCTTTTCGTATTTTTTCATATTTGGAGCATGATGTGCATCTCCAGATGTTACTCTTTTTACTTTACGAACAATACCCTCAATATTCTTAATAACCCTAGCTTCATCTAATATAAATAAAGCCATATTATTCACCAGCCTTTTCATCAGTATTAGGAGCTGGTTGTTTATTAGGATTTGTATTAGTTTTCTCTTGATTATTATTTTGATTTTGAGAAGGAGCTTGCTTATTCTTATTATAGCTATTTACATGAGCTTGCATATAAGAAAACAAATCTCTATATAACATTCCAGCTGCTGTCATTTTAGCATTTAATGCTTGTTTTAAGATATCACAAATAAGTTTCTTCTTATTATAGATAACTGTTTCACTATCCTCAGGATCTTGTTTAGCTTGTTGGTTATTCTGAGGAGTGTTTTGTTGGTTAGAATTATTTTGATTATTATTAGAAGATCTGTTATCAAAGGTCATCTTAGGAGTTGCTGTAGAAGTCTTATTAGCATCATCTTCATTTAATAGATCTTTAAAATATTTCGTATAGAATAATGAATAATCTGTATCTGCATTTAATGGTGCTGTAGAAGCCATGCCTTGAGTATTAGATTGCTTTACGGCATTAGCAGTTTTATTAGCTGCTAATTGAGATGGAGATAGAGTAGGTTCTTGATTACCAGTGATAGGATTTCTATTGATATAGTTTATAATACCATTCACATCTGTTTCAAAAGATTTTATAAGGGTATTATAAGTTGTACAGAAGTTATATGCTTTAGGAATTAATTGTTGAATGTCTTGAGATTGCATATTGACTTTTTTATCTATACCATAATAAAAGTCTCTAGCAAATTTAGCAAAGTCACTTTGTCCATCATATTCATTTACTAGCATCTTCTTAAACCATAAATTATTTTTATAATCAGCAGCTTTCTTAGCATCGCCTTGTAAAGTATTATTCTTTGTATCTAGAATAGTAACTCTTTTAAGATCAACCCCGCTAATATTAGAACTTAATGGTTTCTTTATTCTAGAAAATGCTGTAGTATATGATGGAGCATTTTGAATATTTGCACCACTCTTTACTGGATATTTTTGGAAATCCACAAGATAGTCTCTATTTTGGATTAACCATTCATTATTCTTTTTGCCTTGATCATTAGCATAATCTTTAAACTTCTTAAGATTAGTTTTAATAGCAGTAATATTATCTATTCGCCATTGATCATTTCCAGAATTTTCTGCTTCTTCAAAATATTCTTGAGAGATGTATCCATTCTCATACATCCAGAGAAGCATATTTCTATTATCTTGTGCCATCTCTAATATAGCATCAAATTCATATGATTCTGAGATGGCATTAAAAAATTCATCTTTTAGCATAAGTCATCTCTCAATTCTTTAATATAATCAATCAGTAATTGCTCTGGATTATCAGTTTTCTTATTCTTATATTTCTCCATTTTAGCGACTACTTTTTTCATCTCTTCTTTTGTGAGTTGATAAAGTTTTGCTGGAGGGCGTTTTATAGGAATTCTAACAACGTCATCTTTTTCATCGAAGCTAAATAATTCAACTTCGTTAATGAATAGATTACCATTCTTACCAAAATTCAATCCTAATACAGTAAGAGCCCCTTCTATCTCTATTGGCACATACATAAAGCTTTTGCCAAGCCCAATATGGTTAGTATTCAATACATAGAATATTGGGATTATCATAGCCTTACCACCAGGAAATTTAAACATTGCTGAAGTTAAGAATTTTATTATACCAGCAGCTAGAGCATCTTTTGTATTTTTAGCTATAGTTTTAAAATCTTTCTTATTATAGAACGCCTTCATCTTTTTAGACATAGGAGTCTTTAGATATTCTTCATAACTCATCCGTCTATATTCTGGATTCTTTTTGTATATATTGGATATCTCTTTGGATAGATATTCGTAAAATTTTTTATTAGATTTATATGATTCAAGTTTAATAGCAAAGTCATCATTTACTCTATTTTCTACAAATATCTTGACAGCTTGTCCTATAATTGTAGATATAGCTATATCTTTAATTATTTTGATATAGATATCTAGTGAAGAAAATGATTTAGTATCTTCTGTTATCAAACTATAAGATTTAAAATATCCCATATTATAAATACCTCATTACATTTTATGAATAGATTACTAAAGTGTCATAGGTATTTGAAACACAAAAAAGACCTAGGAGCAATTAAGCCCCTAGGTCAATTGATTATCTAAAAATAATTATATCTCTATATTTATCTTCGATTCTTATTTCTTTTCAGCTGCAGCTTTAGCGTTTTTGTCAGCTAATGCAGTAGCAGCATCTGCGCGGCGTGTGTCGCTAGTCATTTTGGAAGTCAAGTAAGCAACAGCTTTTGCGATCATATCGAAAATTTTGCGGTACCAAGGAGCTTTGTCACCCATTTCAGCTGTTTTCTTTTTGTAGTCTTCAGCTTTAGCGTTAAGAGCAGCAATTTTATTAGCAATCCATTCTTTTGGTTTGTTGTAAGCATATTCTTTGATTTTTTCTAACCATTGACGGATTTTGCCTACTTCTTTTTCACCTTTAGCAGCGTCAGCACCTTTATTATCAGTAGCTTGTTCTACTTCTTTAGCTTGTTGATCAGTAGTGCCACCTTCGTTTTCGTTAACAATCATGTTCATGAAAGTAACGTCGCCAGTGTTTTCGAATGCTTCAAGCATCATGTCAACGAAAATGTATGCATCGGAGTTTTCGCTAATAGGACGAACAACTACGTTATGGCATTCGTTAACTAATTCAGGGTTCATGATAATGCGAGCTTCATCAATAGCAACTGCGATGGAGTCAACAGAGATTTGGTTAGCTTCAGCAATAGCATCAACAGCTTCGAAGTAATCCATACAGGATTCTTCTGCCAAACGTTCAACATCGGAGAAGTTAACTACTGCAGCACCAATACGAGTATTTTCAACTACTGGAATTGCAATAGGGTTAAGAGCAGCTTCGGATTCGCTCAAGTACACAGCTTCGTCAAGAATACCTTTGAAGCCAGCAGTACGGTTCAACTGAGATTCAGTGATTAACATAGGTAAATACCTCCATTATGATCATAATGATTTGAATTTGGAATAATTTATAAATTATTTTCATTGCTTAGAGATATAAAATCCGATGAAAAATCTATATCTCCAAAGATTTATTATAATGTAATTATTATAACTTTCAAAATTAGTTATTATTATTTCAATTTAGCTCTTACAAACCCAATAGCTTGTTGAGTTTTATTCATTAATGCCTTTACAGTAGAAGTATCCATGTTTGTAGGAGAATCTCCATTTGCTTTATTTCTTAAAGAATAATAAAGATTTCTCATAGAAGCCATTTTCTTACCAAGATATTCTTTATCATTGATATTAGAAGATACTTCTTGTGGAACTCTTTTGAGTTTTTGAAGAATCTTATTTTGTGGATTGATATCTGTTTGTTCTTTCAATGTTTCGAAGTCATCATTAAGATAAGCATCTAATAACTCATCAGAACTAATATCATCACCACGTTGCATAAGATCATGAATCTTATCAAAAGTAGTTTCTGTTAATTCATATACTGGATCATTTTTAGAGATTGGATTTAAGAAAATTTGAAATCCTGCTTCTTTAAAATGTTTTGCAGTATCAAGCATTTCTTGATCAGCATATGCATTGACTTCGTCTAAAGATAAAGAAATAGTAGATGGTTTAACATCGCTAGCTTCACAAACATTAACGATTGCTTGAGTACCATTTGTAATACCATTAGAAGTCGCATACTCTACTAGATCTTCAATTCTGATGATATTGCAATTCTTCTCTTTGCTTTCTCTAATAATAACTAATTCTGGAAAATACTCTGTGTTTTCATGAATTAGCATTTTAGAACTACCAACAATAGAAGTTGCTTCATCTAAAATACCATTATCATGGTTAGAAAAAATCATATCAATATCCTCCAATTTAGAAAACAACTGCCTAGAGAATGAATCTCTAGGCAATGCTTTGTTAATTATTATTTAGAAAAGAGTCTAGCACGAGCAGATCTTCTAGAATAAGATTCACTAACACCATTAACACCATTATCTTCAGTAGCGTCATGAGCTACACCACCAGCAGTTTTTGCTGCCAATGCTGCAGGAATATTTACTTTGCTAGTTTCTTTTTCATCACCAGCGCCGATGAATTCTTTTTCTTCTTCTTCATCATATTCGTCAGCTAGATATAAACCTTTTTTAGCATCATTATCTAAACCAATATTACCTTTTGCTTGATCTTCAGATGCTTCTTCATTAATACGGAACAATGCCATAGTATTTTACCTCCAAGTAAAATTAGTAATTGAATTACATTAAATCTTTATCATATTTACCAGACGCAATGTCTCTTAAATATTGAAGATGTTTTTGATGAGGATCTACAGATTCTTGGAATTCTTCTAGATCGCTATCAGAATCATCATTTTCAACATCGCCAAAGCCCATCATGCTGTCCAATTCGTCACCTAATTCTTCAGATTCGATATCATCAGCAATGAATTTTTTATCAGCTTTGGAGAGCTTTTTAGCTTCAACTGGTTTTTCATGAATAACTTGATCTGTAGGTTCTACTTTAAGTTGAACGTCTTCTTGTTCAGCAGCTTCTGCTAAACCAACATTGTAGTTCTTCTTAATAAGTTGAATACCATATTTACCAGTGAATGTATCCATCATTTGTTTAGTATTAGCAAATTTGCGATAAGTCATTACATTTGCTTGATCGCCCCATAAGCCTTTACCTAAACCAGCATCATGCCATTTATTCAAGTTATCGTCAGTACCAATACCAAGAGTGCTCATTTCATCAAGAATAGAAGCTTCATCGATGATTAATGCAGTATTATGATATTGACCTTTAAGACCATTGCATTCTAAGATAGAACCAATAGCTTCAGTTACAGAAGAAAGACCATTTGTAATCATATAACGAGAAAGGTCTTCCATTTCAATTAAGTATTTACCAAATCTTTTAGATTCGCGAACTGGAACCATTTCAGCAGTAAATTTGCATTCACTAACTGGAATGGTAGCTAAGCCATCTAATAAAGATTTAACTTCTTCAACTACAGATACTTTTGTAGTTTGAGGAATTTTGGTACCATTATCAGCAATAGCCATTTCAGAAAGAGTCTGAATAGCAGAGTTAAACATGGCCATGTTCTCCTTCCATATTTAAAAATTAGGATCCTTGTTTGGCTGCTACTAATTTATTTTTAATAGTAGTAGCAGTGTCTTTAGCTTTTTGCAAAGTATTATTTGCAGTTTGTTTTAAAGACTCTGGAGCCTTAGAAGCTTTGTCTGTAAAGTTTCTTACAGCTTGTTTAGCAGCAGAGTATTTATTAGCTAAAGTTTTTACGCTATCTCCTGCAGTAGTAGCGGCAGATTTGACTGCATCAGCACCAGTTTGAATATGATTCTTCACACGAAGAATATTCTTAGCACCTTTATTACCAACCTCACCAACAGCATATTTCATTTTATTAAGGTTATCTTTAATAGTACCTTCACAATATGCTTGGAGATGGTAAGAATCTTTGAAGCTTTCTGCTTCAAAGTCTTTGTTAAAAGCTTCCATTAATTGTTGATAATAAATAGAGTTTTCAGAAACTGGAGTAATGTATACCTTATATCCAGCTTCTTTAATAGATTGAGTAATCTCTACTAATTCATCATCTTCATAAAGAGAAGCTTCATTTACAACAAAACCAATTCTGGAATCGTTGCTAATCATACTAGCTTCACATACAGCTCCGATAGCTTTATAACCGTTTGTAATACCATTAGAAGTGCCGAATTTCACGAACTCTTCTAATTGAATAAGATTACGATTTAAACGGTCAATATGTCTAATAGGAACCATGTTTGCAGTATAGATCATTTCAGATTCGCTTAAAGAATCAAGAGATTCAATAAAGTCGAAATCATTAGACCCATAAAGGTCAGATTCTTTTAGAAGCATATAATAATTCTCCTTTAATGACCACTATAATATATTAGAATAATCATTAATAAATAGTCATTACAAGGCTTTTATATCTTTTATAAAATTACATTCTTTGAATAGCCGTATTATATTGGCTATTAGCTCTTTTCCATTCATTTTTTGCTAAAGAAGTTTCTTTATCTTTACTAAATACTCCAGTAGCAGCTTGTTTTGCTTTAAAGAACCCACTTGAAATTTTATCTTTTAGCCAAGTGATAGCACGTTTTAGATTTAAGATAATAGTAGCAAACCAACCTTTTTTAGAAGCAACAGCATTTTGTTGTTCTTTAATTTTTTGATTGAGTTGGTTTGTTAAAGCTTTGATACGAGCAGTAGCTTGTTCCATACTTTTCACATTATTTAAATCTGGCATAGGAGCAGTTACTTCTTCAGATAAAACTTGTTGTGCAACTAAATTAGCTCGTTCTTCATCTATGGCTCTTAATTCTTTTGAAACTTGAAACTCTTCTTCAATAGTATATTCTTCTCCAAATAGAACTAGTCTAGCAAGACCTTGTTCTAGCATATCGTTTTCAATCATATATTGAAGCTCTTCATTAAACTGTTTAAAAGAGTTTACAGTTTGTTTTTCTTCTGTAAATAGTAATCCCATTAGTTTAGTATCCTCCTAATCTTCTTTTTTAGTAGCAATCATGTATTGGTTTTCAGTAGCAGAATTATCTATATCATCAATTCTAGATTGAAGTTTATTAATAACTTCTTCTGTACTAGGGAAATCATAAGATCCAGATGGATCTATATGAACCATATGCATATCAAGAACTTGAGTTTCTTTATTATAATCATAAGTTCTAGATATAGCTTCAGAATATTCTAAAGTAGCTTTCAGTTGTGGATCCATATATTTCCCATAAATTTGTACAAAGGTTTTATAATCTCCATATACATAATTCGTTGGGATGAATAGGTACCCATTATGAACTAACTCATGAACAGTTTCTGATAATGGTATTAATCCAACGTTTAATCTATAATGATTAAACATGACTTCTTTAGCTACAGCATTCTCGGAAATATTTTCTTGACAAGCAACTCTCTTGGCATAGATTGTTGTTACCAAATCAAATAATGTTAATGGAGAATGATGTATATGAATCTTAATAGAATAAGTATCGATATTGTTTACGTTCTTATAGAAAGAACAACTAGTCATATCAACACAGTTTCTTAAGTATTCAATATATTTTTTATAAGATCTAGAAGATCGGCAAATACGTTCAATATTTTTAAAATACTTCATTAGATCTTTTTCATTAGTAAAATCATAATCTGCTATATCAAAAGAAGGAAGATGGTCTAAGACTATCGTCTTCTTAGCATTAGGCAATTCGAGCTCATTATAACCTCGCATTTTAGTATATCACCTCCTGATATTATCACAATGTCTAGGATTAGTGACTTATTTGATATAAAGATAAAATGATAAAGAATGACACTTATATAAGTCATATTTTTATTTAAATATTTTTAACTTTGCAAAGGATAAAAAATATGGGATTATATACGATTCGAGATTTTCAAGAGGGAGGAATATTAAGCGAAGCTTATGTCCCCAAATCTAAATATCTCAAAAAGGCCGAAGAGCTGCTAGATAAGATTAGGAAACCTTATCTAGTAGATGACACTAAAGGCATGATTGGTTTGCTAAAAATCAATAGCCAAAGACTAGCTTCTGTCGTTAAAGAATTATATACTGATAAAGACTGGAAAGAATTTGAGAGATGTCTTGAAAAGCAGTTTGGATTTGAAACCTTTTCTGTAAATATACTTAGAATGTCTCAAATTAATGCTTTCACATATCCAGTTTCTTTAGATATGACCAGACTTGCTAGTTTTGATGATGTTTTAGATAGTAGTGGATTAAGATATAAAGAATCTGCAAAGATTAATGGTATATCATTTATTTCTGATGGGCTTTTATTTAATTCTAAAATGTCTTCTGGTCAAGTTTTAGCTATTATTTTACATGAAATTGGTCATAACTTTTCTCAGATGGCGATCAGTTTCTTAGCACAATATAATGCAGGAAGGTCTTTGTATGGAACTACTGCAATGATACTATCTCTATTTACAAAACTAGATGTATATTTTGGTATGGATGACAAATCAAATTTCGAAAAGTTTGGTGCATTGCTTAGTCATCTACTTAATACTACAGATTTTGGTAAAAGGGCGACTAATTTAACAAAAAGAAATCAATTATATAAACCTATATACACAGGTTTCGATGCATTTGCATCAATTATGGCTGTAAAAAATGACATGAAATCAGTTCCTGAAGGTGCGAAAAAAATAGTTGATAGTATAAAAATGATATTCCACAATAAGCTTCTAGAATATATAAAGGATAATAGCAAAGCATATGTAAAATATATTGCTGATAATAAAAAACAAGTTGCTGTTAATCATGTCATGAATTATATGGGTTACATGGATGAATCTTTTGCTGATAAATTTGTAGCAATGAATGGATATGGTGTAGAGTTTGTTACTGCTATAAAACTCATGAAAACAGAAACGCTTGGATATGGTATCAATGGTTTAGCGGACAAAATTCCTTTAGTAGGACAATTGTTTGCTCTTGAATATATAATGGGTTCTTTCTTTGGAACTATTATTACTGGCGAACCACATCCTACAGATGCATCTAGAATCATGACACAAATAGATATCTTGGAAGAGGAATTAAAACGTCCTGATATCTCTCCTAAAACTAGAGCTATTATAGAAAAAGATATTAGAGATATCAAAAAAGAAACGGAAAAGGTTGATAAGCTTCTTAAAAAAGAAATCAATCTAACAAGTTCTTCTTTCAGACTATATGTATTAGCATGGGATGAATTTATTACAAGCGTCCAACCTAAGAAAGATATCCGTGAAAAATTCATGAGTCTGGTAAATAGTAATAAGAAGATTATTGAAAACCTTAAAAAGAATGCTGAATCTTCTAAAACTAAAAAAGATTCGCTTCTAGAAAAGATCAATAATAACCTTAAATTATCTAAATAATACCTTTACACTTAATTAATCTGATCAAATAATCTCATATAGGTTTTTGAAAATAACTTAAAATATTTTAGTATTCTATAAAAGGAGAATATAAAAATGGCATTATTCCAATTAAACGAAAGCGGCTCTTTAGTTTCTGCAGAGAATCTTTTAGAACAATTAGAATTAGTAACATCTGGTTCTTTGATGTTAGAAGACGCTACTGCTGAAGAAGAAAAATATGAAGATCTTCATAATAAAATTATTGAAAAAGAACAAGATTTGAAAAAAGTTATTGAAAATAAATCTAAATCTTGGTTAGAACGTAAATTAACTTCTTTCAAAGCAGCTATTGAACGTTTTGAAAGAAAACACAAACTTACTAAAGATAATAAATCCAAAACTATTATCAAAAAAATCTTATCCGTTTTAACTCGTATTGTTAAATGGATTAATGATAAATTGATCAAAGCTACTCGCTTTGTAGATAGCAAACTATTCAAAAACAGACGTGAGAAAAACGCTGCTGGTAAAGAGTCCGCATTAAGAGGCGAACTTAAAGATTTAAAAGAACGTCGTAATAAAGCTTGGGGTCGTGAAAGAGCATATTACGACGATGAAAAATAATAACTAAAAATAAAATACCATATGGGAATATTCCCATATGGTATAATAAATTATTGAAAGGATTTACGAATATGGCATTATATAGATTAAATGAAGATTATAGCACATCTTCTGCAGAAGCTCTGTTAGAATCATTTGAAACATTTGTTTTATACGAAGAACTTAAAGTTGTAGAAAGAGATTTAGATTCTCTAAATAAGCAACAAAAAGAGCAAGAAGAACAGTTGGAAAAATATAATAAACAACTTACTGAAAAAGAAGCTCAAATGAAAAAACTTATTGATGAAAAGCCTAAATCTTGGTTAGAACGTAAACTAGAATCTTTTAAAGCTGCTATTGAACGCTTTGAAGAAAAGTATAAGCTTACTGATGATAATAAATCTAAAGGTATTATAAAAAAAAATCCTATCTGTATTAACTCGTATTGTTAAATGGATTAATGAAAAATTACTTCAAGCAACAAGATGGGTTGGTAATAAATTCTTCAAACGTGAAGAAAAACTTAAAGCTCATGATAGAAAGATCAAAAATCTAGATATTCATTTAGGATTTACTAGAGTTGCTAGAGATCATACAGCTAAGGGTCTTAAATCTACTAAAGGCATGATTGAAAAAGCCAAAACTAATGGAAAGGGCAAAACAAACGATTATGTTTTTACTGGAAAAGAAACTAAAGAAGAATTTGATAAAATGATGACAGATAAAAATGGTCGTCTAGTAATTAAATAAAGGATATTAAATAATTATGCCACTATTTAAATTAAACGAAAGTATTGAAACTGTTGCTCATAATGCTATAGGAAACTTTCTCATGGGTGATCATACTCTTGGAACAAAGAAATGGATAAGCTCTATCGATCCTAGACTAATTCCTAATGGTATTAGAGATAAACATGATCAAGAGTATTTCCGCAAATATTATAGAATTACTCCTGCAGTAGAATCTAAATTACGTCAAATGATCAAAGATATTCCAAATGTGGCTATGTTTGGTAAAACTAAGGGCTATAAATCCAATGATATCTTTAATGATTATTATGGGTCTAATGCTAAAGTAGAAGATCAATCTGCTATGCTTATAAAGCATAAAGCAAATGAAGTTTCTCTTGGTACAGCTACTGCTTATAAGATCCTAAATTATGGAGATAAATTTGCAATAGTATTCTTCATATTTGATAGTAAAGGTATAGATTCTGCAAAAGTTATTACTGCTAAAAGCGAAAATAAATATGATGCAACAGTAATCCCTGGGTTCAAATCTATCAAACCTTCGGAATATGAAAATCCAAAAAACAAAAATAAATAAAAAAAAAATAAGAGGAATACCATTATGGTATTCCTCTATCATTTTATAATTTATTTAGTTAAGAATGAATAGATTAGTATTGCTATTGTAGTAATAGCAAGTATCGCAATAATTAATGTCTCTTTTATACTATTAATCTTATCAACACATCTGATATTATATGGGTTATTATTAGATTCGTCTATATATGAATTAGAATTATATTCTTTTATTTTAGAACCAACTTCTATAAGATATAAAGTTCTTTCACCATGATCTAATCCTATGCTATACTGGATATCATAAATAGATACCTCTTCTTTAGGATAACATTCTGGAGGAGAATATAGTTCGCCTCTAGATAAAATATAGGTATTTTTTAAAAATACTCTGGCTAATAATTCAGATGCTAAGATATTGTTAGCAATACTATTTCGTATTTTATCCATTATAGAATAAATAGTATTTTTAGTATTACGAGATACTAAACTAGTTTTGCAAGTATCTGCTATAATAACAAAGTTATCATTATCATAACCATCGACAAGTTTTTTATTATTGTTTATTTCAACAGTATCAAATCCTGCAAGATCAGTATCTGCTACAGAATCTCTAATATATCTTATGTATTCTACATATTCAGAATTTCTAACCTTCTTAGTTTCTATCTTATATACATTATCTACATCGTGATTACTAAGAGGATCTATTCTTATTACTTCAGTAAATCTAGTTGGTTCATATAGAATTCCAATAGGATCTTCTTTGGAGAAATAATCCTTATCATATGGAACACAATATATTCTAGGAATAAAGAGCGGAACATCTTCTTGTTTTATATGACCATTAATAACCCTAAAAGCATTATCAAATATAAGGTTATCTGGTATATGACTAGCTTTAGAATAATCTTCAACAGTCTTTGGAGACGACTCTTCAGTCATATTATAATCACCATTAAAATTTCTGGCTATTCTTCTATATGTAGGAGGATCGGCAAAGTATAAAACGTCTATATATTTTGCGTTATATCCACCAAATCCGGTATTTATTTCTTTAAAGAAAGTTTCAATACTTTCTGCATTTTTTATTTTTGGCTGATCGATGATTTCTTCTTTCTCCAAATCATCAATATCTTCATTAGTAAATAATCCCATTCTTTCATACCTCTATATCAGCTATTATTTATTATATGGAATATTAGAACAACCGATATTATCATAAACATAGTACCTATGATGCCAGAGAATATAGCAAAATATTTTAAATTAGAATAATCGGAATCTAATTTTTGCATATTTTCTTCCAATTCATCAGTGATATTTTTAATCTTAAGTAATTCATTATTAGTGAGAGAGTCAGACTGTTTAAAAATATTAACAGCATTATTGGTAGAGGAACTGAACCCATTTATTACTTTTTCAAATTCATCTAGTTTTCTTTCAAAAGAATTCATTTTAAATTCTACTTGATTTATTTTTTCTATAGATTCGATGATCTCTAATTCATCAATCTCTTCAGGTTGAGAGTTTTTGTTTGTAATCATTTTAATACCCCGAATATATAAAAGATAGAGATAGAGTTTGAGAAGTCTCTATCTTTTATACTCATTATAAGAGAACACAATATTCCCGCCAGAATTATATAAGGAATCAATCATCTCTTGAGATTCCATTTTTAAAATTACTATATCAGTATTGGATAGGTCTAGTTCATTATTATGAGAGATAATAAGACATTGATCAAATCCTAAATCGATCATGATCTGCTCTATGAGAATAGAGAATTGGATACGATTCATATTATCTAAATTATCATCAACTTCATCTAGTTTAATGATATTATATTTATTGGAAGAGTTTCTTAATAATACGAAAGATATAAGCATAGAGATCATAGACAATTGACTATCACTCATTAATGAGATATCTTCCCTTACTCTACCTTCACTATCAGCACATGGAATATTAAATTCATTCTCATTGATAATGAAAGGTTGTAAAGTGAATCTTCCTCTAAATAATAGAGTTAGTAAAGCATTAGTCATATTAAGTATACTATTCATGAATACAGACATGTATACTGTTTGAATACCATGAATAGAAGTATATTTCTTGATCATCTGAATCTCATTATACTTAGCTCCATACTCTTGGGAGTCTCTTGTATATTGCTCAAATAATACAATACGATACTTATTCTCTTCGATAGCTTTAGTTAATGCTGGGAGATCTGTATTTTGCAAAGCAGACAATTCAGCACCTCTTCTATTTAACCTATCAGTTAATTCTTTAATAGCAACTGTATCTTTTTCCATAGAATCTATCTTAGAAGTTATAGATTGTAATTCTTCAGAAACTTCTTCAAATTTCTCTTTATTTATCTTAGCATATCGGATACTGTCTAGGACAGATTTAATCTCTAATTTAGAACTTCTGATCTTCTCAATTTCAGCGAGTACGCTTACTTTAGAATCACGGATAGTAGATAAATTCTTTAAATCAGTATCTATTTTTTCTTGTAAAATTCTTATTTCAGCATTTGCAGAAATTAATTTTTCTTTAGCACTTTCATAAGAATGAAGATCATCTTCTAATGCCGATACAATAGTAGAGATATTTTTAAACTCTTGATATTTATCTACAGATTCGAAATTCAATCTTATCCCATATTCTATATTATGATATAAGGTATTAATAGAATCCAAAGATTCAGTTCCAGGGAATTTCCTGATAATCTTAGACATTGATTGAATATATTCTAATATAGATTTCATTTCATAAAGACACTGAGTCTTCATCATATTCTCTTCTGCTAAATTCTTTGCAGATTCGATAGCATCTAATGTAGAATTTATCTTGGTAGATAAAGAATATAAAGACTGTCTACTTTTAAGAAGATTTTTGGCTTCTACTATATCCTTAATAAAAGGACAATCAGATTTATGATTACAATCATCTGGTATTTTGTTATAATCCTTGGATCTATTGTTTAAGAATTCTACATCACGTTTTTCTGCTCTAAGATCCTCTAATTGCTTTTCTAATCCAGATAATATTTCAGTATGATCTAAAATAACTTCATTCTTACCAGTTCTTAAAGAATTCATAGATTCTTTTCTTACTGTTTCAGAATAAGTTTGGAAAATAGTCTCTACTGTAGAATTAAATTTTTCTATTACAAGTTTTACTGTTTCGTAATCTTGTTCAGAAATATTCTTATAAGTTTCAAATAAAGAAAAGAATGGTTTATAAGATTCTAATTCTTTCTTAGTGGATTCTATCTTAGAGTTAAGATCATCCATACGATCTTTATCATACAAAGAATCTAATTTAACCTGTAGCTCTGTAATATTATTAGAAAGCTCTAATTCATTATCTAGAATTTCTTTAGCTCTAGATGAAAGCATTTCTTCATTAGCCTCATATCTAGCCATATCTTTCTCATATTGAATTAGTTTCTCTTCAGAATATTCTTCTATATCTGGAAGCTCTCTTATTTCTTTCTCTAAGATAATTTTTCTCATGGAAAGATCTTTATAATCATTAAGGAAGTTCCCACTAGTATCTAATCTAGATAACTCTGCCTTTATAGTCGCTATTTCACTAATAAGACCATTTTTCTTATTATCTAATTCCTTAAGAGCTAATGTGTCTTTTTTAATAGCATCTTCTACTATAGCAACATTCCCAATTTGATTTAGTTTAGTTACATAAGAATCTATAATAGATTTAAGCACTGTAGATTTGGTACTAATCATCTTATGAATATTATTAAATACAGCTAGAGACGATATAATAGAATTTACATATCTCTTTCTCTCGGATGGTTTTAAACCTCCTAAACCCTTTTTATTTGCTGATAGTTGAGATAATGTAATAAAGTTATCATCTATCCCTAATATATCATATATAACTTCTTTAGCAGTAGTTATATTATTAGACGGATTTAAATTCTCAATACTCCCATCAGGATTTAGTCTGTTAAGATAGCATTTAGTTGGACGGCGAATACCATCTTTTACAATAGACTCATACTTTATATTTAATATCGTTTGAAAATCTGTTTCATAAGCTATTTCTTTGATAGCTGTTTTATCAGGTATAAAGTTTATAGAAGAATCGGCTAATGGAGTCAAGGCTTTAAATATAGTTGACTTGCCAGTGCCATTATCCCCTTTGATTATTAGTACTTTATGAATGCATTTAGAAAAGTCTATTTCTATATGATTCAATCCCATACCATTATATATACCTATATAGTTTTCCAACCTAAGACGTAATAATCTCATATATACACTCCTATTCTAGAAACCCAATTGTTAGTTTTAATAAAAAGACTATAGCTGCAAAGGTAGTAATAAAAATACTTATTATTATACCTTTCAAGAATTTATCACTTTCTTCGGAATAATATACAAACCTGTATAGATATAAACTAATTTTTATTAAAGCATAGCATATTAGCAAAAGACATGTCCAACCTATAACATCGGATGTATATATGGGATTTCCACTAGGACTAGAAGAATTAAGGACATTCGGTGTTAGCAAAAACGTGTCTGCATTCTGACCAGCAACAGACAATATCATCACCTTCTCTTTTAGAATAAAAATAGATTAGAGATAATATATAAGAATCCCATCATAAATAGATAGAAGAAGGTTAATATCATAAATAATATAAATGCCAGAGCTACCATCTTATATAAACTATTCTTTATTCTAGTACCTTTAAATTTATATAATAATACTATGAATATAGATGCTATCATAGAAAATACAGCATTATATATTAACACATTAGATGTGATATCATAAAAACTCATAAAATATCTTTTCCTTTCAAACATGGTTAATTAGAAGTCTTAGTCTTCCTAATGAATAAAAAAGATAGAGGCATTAAGCCTCTACCTCTTTGTCTTCTTTGAGCCATTCGTTTTCAAAGTTCTTAACGATAGCTGCAATTTTAACAATATTAGGAACGTTAGTATTCCAATTATTAATATTAGTATCAGAAGTAAAGTTCATGATATCTTTAATACTCTTTGCCATGTTTTTAATATGTTGGACTTCTCTTTTCTTTAAAATTGGAGTCTCTGTTTCCATACAATTTCTGTAGAGATAATTATCACATTCTTTATCTTCTGGAATCTCTTCATCCGATTTAAGCTTGGATATCCATTCTCTATTTTCACAATCTTCATCTGATATATACTCATCCATAAATGGTACATAAGTGCATTCCATAGTAAATAGTAATGGTAAAAGAATATCATCTAAATCAATAGCACCATTATAAATATATTCTATATATTTAAACAATGCAGCACATTTGATAAGATGACCCATATGGATCTGGTTCTTATTATCTCTATAGAAGTCCTCTATTATTGAAAACATAGGAGTCGTATTTCTCCAGAACTCACTAAGTTGTTTGATATAAGGGAGTTCTTTAAATTTAACTCTTAAAGGTTTTCCATCTTTATCAAAAGCTATAGCTAGATGCTTGATAAGTTTATTGAATTCATCTTCTAATACAATAACTGTATTATCTGCTGGAGAATAATCTGAGAAAGATATAAATGGGTTATATACCAAATGTTCTTTTTCAAACTCTATCCCAGATACAAAGTAATATCTTGTAGCTTCTACATTAAGCTGATTAAACTCATCTTTAGAGTTCTTGAAATTAAACTCATTATAATCTAATTTATCTTGCCTCATAAGACATTCTTCTCTATTAATAATCTTATTACCAAATTTTGATTCTATAATAGTAAGAATAGATTCTCTAATAGCAGAATGTTTTTGAATATTGTTTATAGAATTGATACGGTTCAATTCTGTTATAAATATATTTGCAAAGGAAAATGGATCTGTTGATTTAATAAATTGATGCATAATTATATCTCCTTTTTAAGCTTTACCTAAGAATATACCGTAATTTGGAAGTGCTACATAAAATGATTCGATGTCTATATCTTTTCTTTCGATATCCTCATAAGAATCAATAATTATTCCATGTTTATTTTTATCACCAATCATATCATAAGTTTCATTAGTGAAAGTCACTCCAAATCTTAATAAAGAATATTCATCTGGTAAGAAGTATAGTAACCATAGTGGGATTAATAAAAATCTATCTCCATTCTCACTTCTTCCAAATCTAAATCCCTTATCTTCTAAAAATACAAATTGAGAAATAGATTCCTTCATAATAACAATTCCTTTTTCAGGATCTGAGAATGAATCATTGAATCTATTATTTAATTTTACAATGTATTTAAAAAGATCGTCTGCAAATTCTTCCATTTCAGAAATTACATTTTTCAATTCTGGATTTACATATTCTTTATCAGTTACAGAACGTATAATCGCAGAAATCATACAGCCTATTGCATGTGTCTGCATGGCATTTACTGACTCTATTAAAGTCGTTCCATCAATTATCTTTTTCATAATAAATCTCCTTTAATTTAAACAAAAGAATGTGAGTAGATCGCTATGATCTACTCACTATTATAGTATATAACTGTACGGCTATTTGTTCTTTCTGATTCTTACAGCAATTCGATTTGCAATCATTGCTCTATGTCTTCCTTGGATTTCTCTAGAAGCTTTCCACCCAATAAAACAATTTAATTGAAGATGTTTTGTAATAGGTCTATCTGATTTCCATACAAATGGTTTATCAAATAACCATCTCCATCCCTTTTCATGACCACTATATTCTTTATACTTAGTAGAGTCATTATAGATCATCTTTCTATTATCTACCCAAGTACCAAGTAAATAGAATGCAAATCCATATCCACAATTTCTATTTAACCAACCTACACGGCAGAAATATCTTTTGATACGATCTTTAAGTGGTAATGGTTTAAGATTCTTCACATAATATCTTCTTCTACCATACTTATCTTCTCCACCCTTGTATTCTTTATTATACTTATCAAAGTCATATCTAAAGATTTTGGGAATTTGATTTAGGACGAAGTATTTATTATCAACACTATCATCCCAAGTTTGCCATAGGTGCCATAAACCTTTTAGTTCACCATCTTCATCTGCAAATAAGACTACAATCCAATTTGTAAGATAACATAAGATCATGCTAAGGATTTGTAATGGAAGAAAAATTAAAAATTTTACCATAATATTCCTTTCATAAAAATAACACTAATCCTCGTCAATATATCCGAGTACCTTAATGTCATCTTTACCCTTAGCCATTCTTTCTTCTTCTTCAGCAATCTTATAATAATTAGATGGATATATCCCATCCATAGTTCTCTTTCTTACAGAGCGATATCCACACGAACAAGCATACTGTATATCCTCTTGTGATTTAAGAAGCTTATTAGGATAAGTACCTATCTCAGTTAGCCCATATAAGCGGTATTCTGATTGAAGCATTACCAAATTTCTACCGCATCTAGGGCATATTCCAAACTCATTAGTTGTTACTACTTCTTTCATATTATCATTTCTCCAATTCTATTTATTGTATAATCTGCATTATACGTTTGTCACCTTTAGCAACTAAAATTGAATCAGAGAACTTAGAATCTTTCATAGATTTCAATTCACAAGTAAATGGTTTAGCAACTCCATTTACTACAATCTTTTTCAATCTAAGATCAGATACATTTCTTACATTATGAATTTTCATCTGTTGTTCTAATTGAGCTCTGGAATAAACCCAATATCTCATATAATAACTTTCATCAGCCATTATAATTAGTCCTCCCTTCAGTTACAATAATATTTAAATAATTTGCCAAATCTTCTAAAGATGTAAATGCTGGAATGTGATTATCTTTAAGCATTTTTAAAACGGCATCTACTGATTTTATTTGTGGAATAGTAAATTCATGTCTACCATTTCCATCCTCATATAAGAAGCATACGATTGTCTTAAGAGGACGTTTATTCATATCATCAATCATTTCAGCAATAGAATAAAAACCAGTCATCATAGGAGTGATACAATATAAAACAAAATCATCATTATTTCTATGATAGATTTCTTCTTGTTGGGCTTCTTCATTCCAGTCTTCTACAACTGGATTGAATGGTTTGAATTTACTGCTTAGCATAGGGATAAGTTTATCTCTCCAATTAGACCCATTACATGTTCCACCTAAGAAAATAGTAATTTTATCTATAATTACATTTTCAGTTTCTTCAATAGGGATTCTATTTGGAGCTGGAATTGGTCTAGCAGAAACTGGACTAATTGAAGGTATATCGGATTTTGTAAGAAGCATTTTCTTATCCTCCTTATTTTAGTGCTTACTCATAGTGTCATTTTTATTAGTAAAAAAATATCGAGGATAACGACTAGCGCTATCCTCGAAATATATTATTTATGGAAATCCTTAAGTTGTAATTCTGGAACTGAATAATCTGGTTCTTGGAAAATTTTCTTGTTGAATTCTACAACTTCTTTTAATGGATTTTCCTTTTTGAATTCTTTGTATTGTTTTTCCAATCCCTTTCTCCAAGTATTAGGCTCCTTAGATTTAGGATCTTCTCTGAAATAACCATTAGGTTGCATATGAATCAATGGTACAATCATTGAAGTAGCACCAGGATCTGTAGGAGAAGAGGCAGACATATCTACTATACCAATATTGGAAGTATGACAATATCTATATACATCTGGAATTGCATTATTACCAGACTCACCAATACCTTGTGGTCCTTTATAAGTATACTTCAAAGCAAGGTATGAATCATTATCTGTTGTAATATCTCTAAAGTTAACAAGGTTGCAATTTGTAATCTCATTAATCAAGAACATTGGATCCGTATTAAGACGTTTCTTAACAGATTTGATATCTACCTTTTCGCCCATATCAGATAAGGCATAGATTGCTTTAGATAATCTTGGAGCATATAAAGATGCAATATATTCTTCACATCTCAATCTCTTAATAGAGATATCTAAATTATCTTTGGCTAATAGAGCATTGTATTCATACATTACCCATCTTAAGATAGCAAAGATAGTATTCTTATCTTCTTCTGGAAGTCTAATCTTTTCCACAGTAGTTTTATCATAGATTAATTTAAGAGAAGTCAATACAGAGATACCTTTGTTTCTAGGTGTGCTTAAATTGAACTTTCTTCCTAAAGAATCTAACCAGAATTCTCTTGAGAAAATAAATGGAATAGTAGCAAACTTTCTTGGGAACTCATTGCATAATTCTACCATTACATGTTGTAGTGCTGGATTAGTATGTAAAATAGACTTAGGACAGCTTACAAAGATTTGACTAGTCTTCTTAGGTAAGAATGTATACCAGTTAGGATCGTCTGGATCTGTGTCTGTAATTCTAACAAATTGATCTAATCCTAAGAATTGTAGTCCTCTAATCAATCCCATTTCAGCAAAGATATATTTTACCATAGGAACGGATTTCTTAAAGATATCTGCATCATAAGTTACAGCATATACTTTGTTCTCTCTTACATCACTCAATTCATTCATGTGTCTGTATACACGAATTGGTTGGAATGCTGATTTTACTGTAACCATATCATATTTATGGTTTGATGTTCTATTGTTATATGTAAATGCATCAACGATTTGATACATTGCAGATCTTACATTACCATTGATCTTAAAGTAGAACTTTTCTATTACTTTAGGAACTGCAATGATAATATCAAACATTTCTCTACCATCAGCTGCTTCAATATAGTAAGTTACGATTAGTAGTCTTAAGTCAGACTCTTTTAAATCTATGAAATCATAACGATTATCTGTAGAAGCTTTCATCTTAGAAGATTTACTGATAGCATTTGCTTGGTATTGTTGTAAGATATCAATAATTTGTTTATAATCATCTACAACAGTGAAGTTATGAACCTTAATAGTGAAATACCCATTAACACCCATTTCACGTTCAGTAGACTTGATTATATTCTGTAAGTAGTAGATGATTAAATCATCAGATCTACCAAATAATTCTGTATTGAATTTTTCTCTATACTTATTTGCATAATTATAGATAAATTCTCTTTGATTCATCTTCTCCTCCTGTTAATCAATGGTATCATTTATACAGGTTGTGAGTTTTTCTCCAATTGGATTAGGAGCATTCTTCTTATCTTCAAATGTAACAGAAGCTCTAATATCAAAGATATCGCAGAATCTTTTTAACTTGAAGAAAGTAATACTATGACCAGCTAAACCACGAAGGTCATTAGAATAATCAGAACCAAATCTAGGTTTGTAATTTTCAATATCTATAGACTTCTTAGCAATAGCTTGTTTAAATAAAGCCATTTCTGGAGTATCTTCTTCTTTAACAATAGGAGTATAGATATTGTTTGCAGAGATCAAAATAGTACGTTCTTGTTGTTCTAATTTAGCTTGCTTTTCTATAGCATCTCTAAGATTCTCTACATTCTCGAAATCAATGATATTCTTAGCATCATATTCTTCATGATTAACATCTTCTGGATTTGAATATACTAAAACAGGACCAGCGTCATAAACATTAACCATATCTCTAGTAAATTTAGTATTTACAGGATATACTGTATTCCCAGATACAACCGCTGTATCTTCTGCAAGATCTTTAGAGATTTGTGGATTCAAAATAGATCTTCTAATAAAATCATCCTGATCCATTACGTCTAAGATTCTTTTACCTATCTTCATTTTTTTCATAGTACTAACATCCCATCTGAAAAAATTATATTAAAAACTTAATAGACAGATATAGGTTGAGAGGATAATTCCTCTCAACCATCTTCTGTAGATTTATTAGTGTTCGTTCTTAATATAGTGAACTAAAGATTCTGGGATATCGATTCTATGACCTTTGTTAGAAGTAAAGGTATGAATAGTATCTTCTTCTTCTGGTAGACTTGGCTGAGCCATTCTATTAGCTGCAATTAGAGGTATCATATCTTTACTAGAAATTCTTCTATCCTCTTCTTTACCTGGAGTTTGAGCAAGCAACTTGAATAATTTTAAAGCTGCTTCTCTTTTAGCTTCTCTAACATCTTCGTCGATAGGTTCTTCAACTCTAGATACATATACAGGAGTTACTCTATCACTGTCTTTGTGTTTGAATAGGTAAGAAGTAAGAGTTCTAATAGGTCCTTGAGTCTCTTCTTGTTGATCATCTTCATAATGATCACAAGTGCAAACTTCTGGCTCAATATGCTCAATATCTTCTAATTCAGCTTCAGAAATTACAACAGGAGTAGGTTGTGTGAATTGAGGAATTAAATTCGACTCAGCTTCATAACCATCATCAACAGATGCTACAGCTGCTTTGTCAACGATTTCTCTAGCAACAGCTTTGATTAACATTTGTTTTTCTTGTTCTGTTTCTAAATGAAGAACTGTATGAGTTACTTTCATAATAAATCTCCTTCTTTTCTTCTTCTCAAATAATATTTATTTTAATTAAGACGTTCAGGAAGTTCTTGGTTAGAAGTAACACCAGAGTCATCTTTTACATGTTGTTTCAAATGTTCAGATGGTTCAATACCGATGTATACGTTATTACCAGCAATTTCACCAGTCATAGTGAATAAGTTAGTGAATTCCAATACAGGATCGATGGATACATTGGAACGCATATAATCAAAGATTACATCTAAGATTGTACAGAACAATTCTTGAGCAGAGCCTTCACAGATATTACCATTATCATCTTTAGGCATGAATTTGAATACCAAACCATATTCATCATGACCATGATCAGCAATTACTGCATAAGCTGCTT